CGACGGCGACTACGCCTGGTTCACCGACCAAAACAACACATACGCCATAGGCACAGGAGCCCCATACGCCCTAGGAGCACTCAACGTACTCCCCCAACCCAAAAACCCCATCCAAGCACGCAAAAACGCCCTCAAAGCCATCGCCACCGCAGCCAAATACGACCCCAACACAGGACACCCATACCACACCCACATCCAACAAAACAGAAAAACTACAACAAAATGAACCACCAAAACCACACCCCAAACCCCGATACACAAACAACAAACAAATGGCAACAACACGCCAACTGCAAAGGCAAAACAAACCTAATGTTCCCCCAACACCACAAAGACATCACCTACATCATCAAAGCAAGAGAACTCTGCTCCACCTGCCCAGTCACAACACAATGCCTCAACTACGCCCTCGAATACCACCCCATAGACATGCACGGCGTATGGGCAGGCATGACCAGCCGACAACTCGCAGCAGAACAAAAACGACGAGGCATCAAACCAATACGCCCATCCATATCACAAATGTGGGAACTACTCTAAAACCCAAAAAAGTTCCCGCGTGCGTGGTTTTTTGTGGTTTGGTGTGGTTTTGTGTTTGCCCCTGTAACTCAGTGGTGAGAGTGGCACTCTTATAAGGTGTTGGTCGCAGGTTCGATTCCTGCCGGGGGCACGGTTAGGTGAGGCGGATTCCGCAGGTGTTGCAGTAGGTGTTTTGGTTTAGTTTTGTGGGGTTTTTGTTGCAGGTGGTTTGTCCGCAGGGTTGGAGTGTTTTTTCGCCTGTGAGGTAGTCGAGTACGGGTTGGAGTGGGTTGGGTGGGGTGTTGTTTTGGAGTGGGGGTTGGTTGTTGTGGGTGCGGGTTGCGTTGGTGAGGGTGCGCACCACATATGTTTGTAAACTTTCTTCACAGTTTTGTGCTGTGGTGATGAGTTGGTTTTTGAGCCAGCCTGGGATGGGGATGGTGAGGTGGACGGTGTGGTCTTCTTTGGCGGGTTTAGGTTTGTGTGGCATCGCGTTCTATGAGGGTGGTTAAGTATTCGGTGATGGACATGTCGTATGCTTCGGCTTGTTCGATGAGTTGGGTTTTGACGGTTGAGGTGATGCGGAGGGTGAGGGTGGTGTTTCGGGTGGTGGGGGGTTTGGGTGGGCGTCCTGTGCGCTTCTTCATAGGTTTACCGTAGCATTGTAGGTTTCTGTGAAATGTAGTCGATCTGCGTTGGTGTGGAGGTTGAGGCCGACTTGTTGGATGATGGTTTGTAGTTTGGGGTGGATGCTGGTTGTTTCTATGGTGCCGGCGTTGACGGTGTCTCTGATGTGTGTGTATTGGTTCCAGGCTTGTGCTGCTGTTGGGGGTGCGTCGGGGAGGCTGCGTAAGTATTCGGCTTTGAGCATTCCTGGGGTGGGGAGGTATTGTTCTCTGGTGGCGAGACGGTCTGCTGCTTGGAGGATTCCGTCTTTGGGTGTGTCGGCGAGTAGCCGATGCCATGCTCTATAAACGTTTTTTTGGTTGTCGGGGAGGTTGGGGAGTTCTTTGTTCCACATGGCGTAGATGATTTCTACTGTTTCGGTGAGTTCTTCTTTGTTCATGTGCCGCTTTCCGCTACCGTCGCCTGTTGGATGGGGTTACCAGTTGGGGTCGTTGAGGAATTCTGTGCGGGCGTCCCGCTGTTCGCTGAGGGTGATGAAGCGTTCTACGTTGTCTGCGTGCCGGAAGATGAGTTCGATGTCGTTATATTTTTTGTTTCTGGGGTTGTGGCCCATGTGCCAGGGGGAGTTTTTGATGCCGTTGATGGCTTGTTTGCAGGCTTCGATTCCGTAGTCGTGGATTGCCCAACCGATGCGGATGGTGCGTTTGTCGTCTAGGACGGCTTTGGAGGTGGGGTTGATGGTTTCTTTCCAGTGGGCGAACACTTGTTCTATGGCGTGTGGTGATACTTTGCGGGCTTTGGCTGCTTGTTGCCGGGTTTGTATGTGTGTTCGATCGGATTGTTTCACGGTAATCCCCATGATTGAACTGTAACCGATAGTTTCAGTAAAGTCAAGTGATGTAGGAACGTTGAATATCTCTGATTGTAGATGTGTTTCTAATTAGAAAGTTTCATCAATTCAAGTTTGATTTCGTGGATCCACGAAAATGTGGGCTTGATGAAAGAAAGGTTAATCATCGACGACCCCTCTTTGGAGGGGGTTCGGGGGAACCTTTAGCACATCTTTTTTTGTGGCGGGTCAGCACAAACTAGGCCACCCGTTTTTGGGTGAACCAGGCTTCTATGCTCGCTTTCGGATCCGTTTCCGCCACCGTCACCCCTTACTGCTTTATTCGGGGGTTTCGATTGCTGGCAGACACTATAGCAGGGTCCGGAGTCCCGTCACAACCACCTCAACTGGTTGTGGTTTTTCCTGATGTCGGGACTCAAAACCACAACCCATAGTATGTAAAAGAAAGCAAGTGTTTGATGCTTGTTTATCTCGACGCCGGCTGATAGGGTTCTTAACAGCGGGCAAGTTCCGACCCCCATTGGGATGTCCGTCGAACAAATCCTTGCCGAATGAACCACCACCACATTCGGAAGGTACAAAAAGGGTGCTGCCCGGTGTCAAGCCGAGTAGCACCCTTTTTATTTGTCGCTTTCCGCCACCGTTAACTGTTATCAGTGTCCTTATCCACGACACGATTGCTGTTTTCCCTGTGTCGCTCAATGATGCTGATCGCCTCCAACCTGCGTGCGATGGTCACATTGTTCACGATCGGGTACTGTTCACGTGGAGTCAGTTCACCGAAGTGCTGCTCCATCGCCTCTTCTGTACCGCACGCTGAACACACCTCAAGGGGGAGTTCTCCTCGCTTGCGTGTATGACGTGACACTGCGCCGATGAACTCACCGTACTTGTCGTTTGAAGGGATGAGACCTCCGCATCGGGGACAGATGAACTTCTCTGGGTTGATGCTGCGCTCGACTTTCATCGCGTTACCTTCTTTCTCTCTGGCTTTCCGCCACCGTTGACCGTTATATTGCCCACATCGCGTCGCGCCCGCGTGTAATTGCGTTCCTTAATGCGGATTGCTTCCACACGCCCGGGTGCATCTGATACCGCCCCCTTGAAAGATGACATAATCTCATCCAACACAAAATCAAGTTGCGTTTTGAGTGCCCGCTCTAGGGCCTTCATGTCGGTGATGCCATCAAAGACGATGCCCTGCTGGGTGAACGGGATGCCCGTACTGTCCGCTGTGAACATCTTGAGTTCGGTTCCGTTCCTCGTTCGGTTCATCCGGAACTTGATGAGGTACTGGTTTCTTTTGTTTTTGTGGTTCATGTTTAGTCTGCCTTCTTTGTGTTTCGTTTGGTTTAGTTTCATAGGTTTTTTTAAACGGTTTATAGCGGCTTTCCGCCACCGTCAACTGTTAGATGGAGTTGTTTCGGAAATACTCCTCCGCTGCTTGCATCCCTTTTTGAAGGATGAGTGAGATTGGGAGGAACGCTGCCGCCCCGTCGCCGTATGTTTCACCGTTGGTTTCAATGGACGACTCAATCATCTGTTCTAGTTTGTCGCCGTTGAATGCGACAATGATTTGTCCTTCGAACCCGGTGACGATAGGTCCCAGTTCGCCGTCGGGGAACGCTCTGCCTGGTGCGGTGATGAAGGTCAACTCTTGACCGACATCGTTCCTCATCCGTATCATCACATCTTCGTCGTCGTGAACGTACTCAAACTTCATTTCGTCCATCCTCTCATTTTACTTCACTTCCGTTTCCCACTGGATGCCAGTGTTCATTTCCACCACATACTTGGTGTTTTTGGTTTGGTTGGTTATCACGAGAAAGGTTGCGCCTTCCCCGTTGCTTCGTAACGCATCGTCTAGGTCTCCTGTTGCTTGTGCTACCACATCGTTGAAGTCGTTGCTTTCGTATGTGTTCGTCCAAGTAACAGTCCAACTATCCGGTTTTTCCTGTTCTTCTTCTAACATTTGTTTCCTCCTTGTGGCTTTCCGCCACCGTCGAGTGTTAGATGGATCAGTGGTGATAATCCCACACCACCAGAAACTGCTGGTCTGGGTTGTTTTTGATGCGCTCGGTCAGAAACTCCTCGCCTGCGGTTCCGCCGTCAACATCAAAGAAATGTTGGTCGCAAGTGAAGTTGCCGTCAACGATTTCAAGGAGACGCTTCGCCCAGAACCGTGACAAATAGTCGCGCAACGCCTGGTCTCGTTCTTCTTCTGTTGGTTCCACGCCGTCTTGCCTCGGTGGAAGAACGCCGTACTTCGGGTTTGTTGCGAGTTCTTTGACGGTCACGTCGCCGAGTTGCTCAACGTATCGGTTCTTCGAAGTTTCGGTGTAACCACGAAACTCCTTGACGAGTTCTGCGAACCGTTCAGGGTTGTCGCTGTACCTGAGTACCGCACCCTTCACAACTTCGCTCCAACGACCGCCGTGTTCGTTCCAGTCCGACCAGTGTGCTGCGTGTTCGTTGAAGATGTCAACTTTACCAACTGCGTCGTTCGGATCGTCTGCTTGAACTGCAAGAACTATCCCTGTATGCATGATTACTCCTTATGTTTAGTAAATCTATTACACCTATTGTAATAGGCCAGCAGGGATTATGCAACCCCTGCGTGTCTGTTGCGCGCTTCCGTTTCAATCTGCTTCATGGAAGTTGGAACAAAGTAGAGGTCGCGCTCAACTGCCGGAAGTGTGTTTCCGCCGAGTGCGACGTTCATCATCTCGCTGAGTGAGAAGTAACCCCACTCAACTTCGAAACCTTCCACGAGTCCGAAGAAAGTGTCCTCGCCGTCAAACTCAACCGCATACCAACGCCAACCGTTGTATGGGGAGAAGTATTTGACTTGCGCCATCTTCTCCTCAATCGGAAGGTTCTCAGTTTCGTACAGTTTCGGGAGACGCTTTCGGATTTCTTCGGTCATCATCTTGTGACGACGCTGCCCTTGATACGGTTCGCTCATGATGAGAACTCCTCTTCTTCGTCTGATGCCCCCTGAGGGACAAGTTGTGTGTAACCGTCGTTGGGGTTCGCAATGTTTGTTTCCACCGAACTGATGAAACGCAAACCGCACGACTCCTCGTACCATTCCTTCACTTTGTCAAACATTTCCTCTTGTGAGGAACGGAAGATTTGGTAGTTGCTGTTCAGGAACGATGTTGCTTCCAACTCGTCCATCGCCAAATAGATTTTGTGACATCCATCGAATGCCACGAGGTGCGCTGAACTGCACGCCTCACGGACATCTTTGAACATTTCACCCAATGTTTTGGTTTTCATGTTTCTCCTTAGGTTTAGTTGGTTTATTGGAATACTTTATGTGAGGGGTGTTACACGATTTCCAACGGGATCAACGTCTCGTTGAGAACTTCCTTGATGAAAGGTCGGATACCCGAGTTGATTTCCTCGTTGTAGACCGTCCAAATGTAGTCATTCCCGAGAATGTACGAACCGAATGCGTCCAACTCTTCGTCGGTGAACTTCAACGCACGCTGATAGTACGGGTCGTCATCCCAAACACCAGAGTCGAGTTTCGCTTGGAACTCTTCCCGGAGTGCCTCAGGACTGAATGCGATTGTGTTTCCGTAGTTCAGGTCACCGAACCCACAGTTCGTGAGAATGCGTGCCAGGTCTTTCCCTGCGTATTCGCCGAGTTCGCGTGCGTCGCTGTCGCTGCCGCACTTTTCCCACTCGTTCCAGATGTCTTTCGCTTTGTCGTCAAAGGTGCTGTCGTCAACCAACACGCACCCTTCTAAACCGACTACCGTTCCGTCGGTGACGTTGATGATGAACTTTGCCATGTGTTTTCCTTTGGTTTAGTTTGTTTAGTGGATACTTGGGGGTGTTTCCCCCTATCCGACAGATTATCGGACAGGGGGACGCTTGTCAACCCTTTATTGCGGTCTTGAACAGTTTGCGAATGTCGTCGCTGAGTCCATAGATGACCTGACCTTCGCAACGATCCCTGACATCGTTCACGCTTTCGTGGTACTCGTCCATCTGGTCATAGTCGGGTTCGCCGTCCTCGTCGCATGGGAAGTCAGGAAACTTGCCCTCAACGTCGGAGAGAAGGTCGCCGTTTGCAACACCGACCGAACCAACCAACTCGCACCCACCCTCTTCGTAGGACACCACGAACACAAGTTTCGGGTATTCCTTAGAAATGGTGATAAGACCCTGAATACCTGGGTCCCACGCTGTCGTGTAGTAGAACTGCGCCATCGTCTCACCCTCTTCGTAGTAAGAGAGGTCGGTGTCGTAGTCACCCCACTTCGTACCCCAGTTGTGGAGACACCACTCGTACCAGTCAGATACGCCGTACTTCGCAATCATGTCTGGTTTCTTGGTGAAGTTTGCGGTGACTTCTTGTAACTCTTGTGGACACGGATAGTTGTTCTTGTAAATCGAATACGACGTTTCGCCGCTCTCATTCACTGGGTTGCTGGAAACCTTGACGAACTCTGAAAGTTCCTTCGGGTCACCAACCACCGTTAGGTAGTTAGAACAATGGTTTGGCATTGCTTGTTTCTCCTTCCGACTTGCGCCGGTCTAGTTAGGTTTATTTGCCCCCACCTTACAGAAGGGGTGTAACACAGTTTCTATGAAGTCTGCTTTGTTTATCCAAGTCTATGGTCTGTTTAGATAAATGTCAACCCCATTTGTCCAGTTCGTTGCGGAAGTCTGCAACAACCTCATTTTCAATAACTTCCAACAAACGGTCAACCTCTGGTCGAACGACACTAAGTGCGTCCATGACGTACCCCATGCGCTCCCCAGACATTTCCCCCTGCTCAATGAGGTCACCCACAACGCGACTCAACGCCTTCTGGATTTCCCAAAGTTGTGAATAAGTAAGTGTTATCTGTGTTTTATGTGTCATGTCAGGATTACGCACGGATCGGCTGCCGGTGTGACCAGATTTTCGCATTTTTTCGACTTTTTGGGATCCCTGGCGGCCCGCTGCAGCGGCTTTCCGCCACCGTCGGACTTATCTGACCCCCAGATGGCCCCATTCTGGGAGTCCCGCCAGATGCCAGAGCATCGGGACTGTCGACAAACTTTCCGGGGTTGGTGCTGGCGAACAGGTGTTCGGCGAACTAGTGTTCGGGGTATGACCATTACACGAGATGAAAGGTGGCAGGAGCATTTCGATGCCCTGCACCAATACACAAACAGAACGGGCAACGCCCTCGTCCCAACAACTCACGTTGAGATTTACAATGGCAAGAACATTGCTCTCGGCGCGTGGGTTGCATACAACCGTCAGCGTCAGCGTGCTGGCACTCTCCCCGTTGAGCGTGTCAATGCACTCGGCGGCCTGAGCGGTTGGAAGTGGGAGAAGCAGCAACCTGGACGACGCTACGACAAGAGTCGTGACGAAGTAATCATCAAGGCATACACGAACGGTACATCGGCGAAGGATCTCGCCAAACAGTACGGTTTGTCTCGTCAACGAGTTCACCAGATCGTCAGGAACAAGGCCTGATTTGGAAGACAAACAATCGTGGAAACGTGGTGAATCCGGCGACAAGGGAAACAGATTTCGTGTTCCCAAAGTTGTTGACGAAGAAACTCCGAGCGATGATTTCGGAGACTTCTTCGATGGCTACGAAGACCTCACAGAACTCGCTGAGTTCAACGAGAAGTGGGATAAGTACCACAGTAGGAGTCGCATGACAAAGTTCTTCACCGCATTGTTTGGTTTTGTTTCTGTCGTAAGTGTTTACGCAGTAGCGTTTTTCTTCGGCCTCACCGCGCTCGGTGTTGAATCATTTGAGTACCGTGACGCAGTAATCGTCTCTGCGTGTTTCGTGTTTATCCGTGTCGTTGATACGGCGATCACGCAGCAGGTGAAGAGTCGATAGAAACACCGAAGGGCGGGTGGTGCAAGGAGTCACCGACCCGCCCCCGGCGGAGCGAACAAAGGGTGAAAGGAGAAAGCCCCTTTCGCTCTAGCAGACAGAATAACACATAATGTCATGTCATTCTGAAAGCAGGTTGGGGATTATCCCCCCAACCTCTTTCCGTTGAGATTCTCGTAGGTTTGTTTCCACGGAGTCGGATACCAACGCTTCGGTGTCTTGCCCAACTTGAGTTCCTTCAAGACCTCAATGCCCTTGTCAACCGTTGGTGCGAGAAACACCTTGCCTTTGAGTGCTTCCTTTATGCAATCCATCGCAAGTATGTCGTGGTATCCACCCCACGCGCCACCGTTGCCGAGACCATGCACCTGACCGTCAGTAATCCAAACGACAGGAGTGGTTGAACGCTTGCGTTGCTTCAATGCCCAACGGATTGCTTCTCCGTCAACACCGTTGCCGCCGTTCCTCTCAGGAAGTTTGTCAACCATCTTCCCGTTCTCTGCGAGTACGAGAAGGTTGTCCTTCTTGTTGTCTCGGTCTGCCGAGTAGACCGCAACCGTGCAACCAGGTGCGTTCTCGGTGATTTCAAGAATCTGCTTACTGTGCAGACTCATTGAACCTGAACCGTCAATCAGAACGACCCCACCATTGCCCTTCTTCATCGTGTCAAACACACGACGCTGAGGATCGACGAGTGCGTTACCGATACGACGAGGGTTACGTCCCATCGCAGACGCAATACGCTTGCGTCCGAGACCACCCTTCGCACGACGAGTCATCGGAAGGTGCTTCACCTTGAGTTCACCCCAAGTGGGGACGACACCATTGCGACCACGAGGGTCTGCAGGGTTGATCTTTGACAAGTCAACAGGTGGTTTCTTTTCGTCGTTCGCCTTGTTGTTGGTCGCACGATTTTCCGGATTTCCCTGATTCTTGTCTTCCTTCTCGCCTTCGTTCGGTGCGCCGTTGCCGTTCTCACCGTCTTGTGCGTCGTCTTCTTCTTGCTGGATACTTGCAAGTCGGTCAATCCACTCTGCGATTCGTTCCGTGTGCGCGAAACCGAAAGGTGCGAGACCCGTGCGTGGATCGACTTCAGTTGAACCGAGGTCGCCACGCTTGTATGCCTTCACCATTTCTTTCTCAACACGCTTGGTGATGTCTTTGAGACTCTGACCCCACGCACGATTCACTCGTCGTACACCCGTGAGGAAGTCCTTGCCGCCACCACAGTATGAGTATCCAACCGCCGTGTAGACCAACGACGCCCAATCGCCACGTTCCGCAAGAAGTGTTCCCGAAGTGAGTTCCGACCCGTCGCTGAGAACGCTGGTGTCGAATCCTGCCTTCTTGACCAGGAAGTTCACTCGTACTTCTTCAACGACTCGCAACGCTTGCTCGGTCGCAATCTTTCGGTCAATCCACTTCCCGAAGTCTTCTGCAGGTGACACTCGTGCGTGCATCATTTCGTGCGCACGGATAACGCGGTCAATCTGCTCGTCTGCCACGGGAACGACCATGTGTCGTCCAACGATGTCGGTCATTGGTTTGCCACGCACCGGTTTGCAGGTGTCAATGCGCCAACCGCCATCTTCGTTCTGTCGATCTTTGCGCCCCAACATTTCTGGAAGGGGACGGATTTCTGTCTTGTTCATGTTTCTCCTATTTGTTTATGGTTTAGTTTCGGGCCACTTGCTTATGGCGGCCCTATTGACACCCCCACCTTACGGCAGGGGTGTCATGGGGTTATTCGGTCAGACCGCAACCTTGTTGATTGCGATTGCGTCCAAGAACGCTTGTGCTTGCGCACCGAAGATGAGTCGTGCTGACTCTTCGTCGCCCATGCTTGAACGGAGTTTGTCAAACGCATAGAACGTGCGGAGAGAGATTCGTCGCTCGCCTGCGTCTGCCATGCGAACCGCATAAGGTCGCAAGTCTCCTGACAACATTGCCAACGCGTCAGGGTGAGGTTGGTTGACTCGGATTGCCACGGGGAATCGATCACGCAACGCCTCGGGGAGTTCGTCCATGTTCTCAATGTTCGTGGTCATCACGACGCTGAATCCGTCCTGAGGACGCACCACACGACCGTTGTCGGGGTGCTCCCACTTCGCCGAGTCATGTGAGTCGGTCATTGCCAAGAGGGTTGCGAAGACATCGCCACCTGCCTTGTCAATCTCGTCAACTACGAGACGACCACCACGGAGTCCGTCGCCCTGCCATGCCTTGACCGCAGAACCTTCGTGCCACGACCAACCGCCGTTGCCGTTCATCTTGTAGTGACCGACGACATCTGCGTTCGTCATGTCTTCGGTGCAGATGAGTCGCCATGCTCCTGCGTTGACATCACCGTAGTTGAGACCTGCGAAGGTCTTTCCGGTTCCTGGAGGTCCGAACAGAATGAGTCTGTCGATCCCTGCGTTGAGTGCGTTCTCAACGTCCTTCCAACATTGCGGAAGGTCTTGACGAACCTCTCGCTGGTTTGCTTGCTGTGCCATTTTATTTCTCCTTCCCACTCTGCTGGTGGGTCTAGTTGGTTTACTTGCTTACCCCATCATTGTATGTTGGGGGTGTAACACGGTTTATTGTGTTGGTTGTGGGGGTGGTTGCCCACCCCCGACTCCCACTTCTATTACGCAACCTTCGTTGCTTTGTGTGACTCTGCCACTTCGTTGCTGACATCGTAGACACGCACCGCTTCAACGAGTGTGTAGGTCGTGATCGCTTCTGCGATGTCACTCTTGATGTCGCCGAGTTCAACCGCCGACTTGAACTTCTTGGAGTCCACTTCAACCTTCGTGACCTTCTTGAAGAGTTTGTCCGAGACGAGACCCTTCAATGCGTCAACCGAGAACTTTGCGCGCTCGCTCTTGACGACCATGACCTTCTGACCTTCAACGATGTTGAAGTCAACGCCGTTCTGTGCGAACGACTCCTTCATGATTACTTCTGCTTGCGCCAACGCTTGCTGCGCCACTTCGACCGCTTGACGTGCCGAAAGGTACTGCTTGGTTGCTTCGCTGATTCTTGCCTTTGCCATTTCATTGCTCCTTGTTGTTGTTTGGTTTACTTGCTTGCCCCATCAGTATTGCTCAGGGGTGTTACACGGTTTATCTGCTGTCTTTCACTTTATCGGAGAGTTTGATAGAAGTCAACTATCTTTTTAGAAACTTCCCGACTTGCTTGACGACCATCTTAGGGAAGGGGTGTTACACGGTTTCCGGAGTGACCGATCCAAGATTTGGATTGAGTCCAAACTTTGATTTAGCACTAAACCGTCTGGCCCTGGGGCCGCTTTCCGCCACCGTAGGACTTCGGGATCGACACATCGGCCTCGGCGCGCCGCTCCCCTGGAGTCCCGACACTCCGCATCACAGCGGGACTGCCGGATTAGAACAAAGAATCTTGGTTGATGTATTTGGGGGAGTCAATGCACATTTTGTGCGCCCACCCCAAAGCAGCCGATGGATTTCGGACATTTCCCGTGTATTTACCAGACTTGTAGTCCACCCACCCGACGACCTTTGCGACAGTCGCCATAACTTCGGTGTCCAAGTCCTCGTTGCAGAGCGAGCATTGAACCTTCATGCCCGTGAGTCTAACCGCCGATCGGTTCGGTTTCCGCCTCGCACATCATCAGGTGAAGTCTGATGTCCAGAAGAAGGTCGGTCATCTCTGACGACGACACAAGGTCACGGCCAGAGATGGTGGTAATCGCTTTGTCCAGAAGTTCTGTTGCGTTCTTGATGTGGTCAGTCATCTGTTACTCCGCTATTGGTAGATAGTTTACCGCATAATCGACAACGTGTCGCCTACAAACGATGTGTTCGTTGTAAACAGATAACGCTGTTGTGCAACCGTGCCATGCGCAACGACGAATACCGTCGCTGTCGATTACCGGGATAAGTTCCTCGTTCATTACAGATTTAGGTGTTTTGCTCATTGAAGTTCCTTATCTTTTATCTCTTGGTCTAGTTTGTTTATGAGAACGATGAGTTGTCGTTCCGAAATCACACTCACCAACGCCCCTGCTAGGAACTCGGTGGAGTTGTCACCCCACAAACGCTTAGACAGTTCCGTGAGTGTATGCGCCGTGTATTTGAGTTCTACTTCCCTAATCATGAGATGTCCTTCCATTTGTTGTTGTCTTCAATGATTTCTGCTGCGCCGAGAACCATGCCATCAAGGTCAAAGTCCACGCAGTCCAACCAACCGTCGGTGATGCCGTCACCGTATGCGTAAAGATCGAACCATGCGTTGTTTATCCACTCAATGCGCCCTGCCTCGTCTGCTTCACGCAACTTCTCGTCGGTGTCAATGCCCGCCTGCATGAGACGGTCACAGTAACGAATCACCTCAGGGTGTTCGCCACGTTCACGCGCTTCTTTGCTTTCCCAGAGGTTGAGACGCATTTCGCCGTCACAGAACACTCGGATTTCACGGTCACCCATCGTCACACTTGCGATGTGCTGATGTGCGTTTGCGTCCCAAACATAGAACGCAGGGTCTTGCCGGAGTTTCCGATCTTCGTCTGTTGCTTCGTATGTGATTACTAAGTTTGGTGCAGTCATGTTTGCTCCTTTGGTTTAGGTTTACGGCAGGGTGTTCCCCTGCTATCCGTAGATGCGACGCATGAGTTCTCTGTTGATGATGTCGTCCTCAATGAGGTCACGTTCACCCTCAACGGGGATAATCCACTTTTCGCCGTCCCAGACGAACCCTTCGGGGAATCGTGCGAGTGTGGTGTCGCCGTCTATCTCAAACTCGATGGTTCCGCTGGAATCCATCGTCGCTTTTACAACGAAGTAATGTTCGTGCTTCTGTTCGGTGTCAATGCTCATTTGATTACCTCGTTGCCCATGTAGAAGTCTTGTTCTGCCTGACACTCATCAAGGTGCTTACCCTCGATTTCCATGTTCCACACCGCAACCGCATACACCAACTCGTCAAACGACTCGTGGAACGGGTACTTGTCGCAGAATCCGTGATTCATGCCGATGTCTTCACGCTGAACGAACTCTTCTACTGCTCGCATCGCGTTCAACATGTGCTGGACACGGACATGCAACTCAAAGAGTTGTGCTCGGGTCATCTGACCCTCTGCCGGTTTGTAGATTCTCTCACTCATGTTTACTCCTTTGGTTTAGGTTTACGAATAACAGATTAGTTGATGGGTGTTACACGGTTGCTTTGTTGTCTGCGATGGATACAACCGACCACTTGGGTTCGGTTAGGTCGTGGTTCTCGTCATAGAACCCGTCGTCGCCCCATTGAAGGTCACGAACCCAAAAGTGTTTCATGCCGAGGGTGGTTGCTGTGACGATGTAGTTCGTGGTTGTGCCACGAAACTTACGACTGACGATGTCCCCATCTTTGAGGTTTAGTCGATCTTTCTCACTAATCATGCTGTCTCCTTTGGTTTAGGTTTACGAATACAGATTACAGAAGGGGTGCCGCAGGGTTACTTGACTGCCTTCTTGCGTCCGCAAACAATGTTCAGGGTTTCCACGAGTACCGCAAACCCCATCGCAAAGTAAATGTAACCCTTTGAGATGTGCTGCCCGATACCGTCTGCTACCAACATCGTGCCGATGAGTAGAAGGAAACCGAGTGCGAGAATCTTGATGGTCGGGTGACGGTCAATGAACTCGCCAACGAACGTGGACGCAACGACCATGACCGCTACGGACACGATGACTGCAAGAACCATCGTCGCTGTGTGGTCGGTCATACCTACTGCCGTGATAACGGAGTCAATGGAGAATACGATGTCCAACACCATGATTTGTACGATGACGCTGACAAGTGATGCGCTCACCGCACGAGACTTTCCGTGCGTCGAAGTGTCGCCCTCAATGCGCTCGTGAATCTCGTGTGTCGCTTTACCCAATAGGAACAGTCCGCCGATAATCATTACCAAGTCACGACCGCTGACACCGTGATCAAACACGACGAACAGTTCTGTGGTGAGTGTGACTATCCAACTTGCGAAGAAGATGAGAATGATACGAGTTGCACCTGCGCCGATGAGTCCGACTTTGCGTGCGAACGACTGCTGACTTGCCGGGAGTTTTCCTGCAAGAAGTGAGATGAAGATTACATTGTCAAACCCGAGGATAATCTCCAACAGGGTCAATGTGAATAGTGCGCTGATGAACGTTGGGTTGAGTATTGCGTCCATTTGGTTTAGTTACTGCTCCTTGTTTAGTTGCTAGGTTTCTATTTATTACCTTTACTCTATCAACCTTTCGGCTGACTTGCAACTATCACCATAGGCAGGGGGTGTAACACGGTTTCTCGTGGCCCCGAAATCAAAAGTTCACTTTCTGGAACATTTCCAAACTTCGCCCCTCGCTTTCCGCCACCGTAGGACTAGCAGGCTCGTCGAATCATTTGTTGATGCGCCGGTTTCCGGTGAGTCCCGTTGTTTGCATCAACTATCGGGACTGCACAAAAAAAGAGAGCATCGGGGATTTATTCCCCGATCACCCGGAAACGATCGCCGCCATCTGCGACAAGTCCGAGGTTGCTTCCGTTGTCCCATTTGACAAACACCGTCCCAATGTCGTCAATGTGACTCACTACACCCTGGTCACCTGCAACAAGTGAGGTGTACGGGTCGCTTGTGTATTCCAACATAACCCGCTTGCCACTCAGGGTGGCCCGCAAGTATGCGATGTGTTGTTCTGTGTGGTATGTGGTTCTCACTATTTCTCCTGACTTGTGGTTGTGAGGCGGTGTGTATTTACCACACCTGCTCCGTGTCCTCTACTGTGATTTCGTTTGACACTTCGCCGACGTTCCAACCGTAGTGATCTTGTAGTAACGCATTTGCGTTCTCTACTGCTTGGTCGTCGTCCGACGCATGAACATTTATTGTCAGAACGAAGTAATCGCCGACGAACATGACTTTTCGCCAGGTCTCGTCCGGGATTTCTTCCTTCGTGGTTAGTTCGACTTCTCTAATCATGGACTTGCCTTTCTCTCGTTGGTGTGAGGCGTGTTGAGATTACTCAACACGGTCTACGAAGAGGAAACCTGCTCCGTTGCCTTCGGGGTCTTGCGACGGGATTACGCAAGTGTTGTCGGTGAAGATAATCACCATCGCATAATCCTCGTACTGAAACTCCCAACCCATCTGCTCACACTCTTGTTCGGTGAGTGGACGGACTTGCTTTATGGTCTTACCGACAAGTGAACCGAAGTCGCGTTTGACGTACCCCTGCTTGTCTGCGTATGTGGTTGCTGTTCGTGGCATTACTGCTCCTTATGTCTAGTTGTTTATGTCTAGGTAATAGATAGTACCCAAGCGGTGTATCAGAGTCAAACCAATGACTTCCGAACACCGAGGATTAGGGGGACGGTGGTATCACCTATCCATCGTTCCATGTCTGCGTGTGCCATCTCGCCGACGAATGTCTTGGTTCGAGTGCGTCCCTTGTAGGTGATCTTCGCTTTCGCTGCCCCACCGTGCAGGTTGAGGTCGCCGTAGTGTGCATCGCCGTCAAACCTGACGACGGTTACAACATCGTTGTATCCATCGGTTCGTTCTTCGGTGCTTACTACCCGGAAGTTACTTGCTTTTGCCATAATCTGCTTTCTGTGTAGTTGTTGGTATGACACTATCCAAGCGGTGTACGGATTATCCGTTCCACCGAAACTTGCGACACTCGTTGCGGTTCTTTTCTTTCCGTCGATCACGGAATGTCTGCGCTTTGTGTCTGTTCCCGTCTGCGAACGCTTGACGGTCTGCGTCGTTCCACTTGCGTAGTTTGTTGCTCATCTTCTTCTCCTTATCTGCACTCATGCTTCATCGCTTCTTCTACTTGTGCAACGGTCTTGTGTTCCGTAGTGATAACGGTACGCTTGCCGCACCTTCCACAAACCTTTGTGTATGAGGTCATGCCTTGTGCGATTTGGTATCCGTGCAACGGAGTGTTGCCGTGCGTACGTTCGTTCAGGTAGACGGTGATAAACGCTTCGCAACCTTCGCAACCGATGATTTTCAGGTCGTGACCCGAGGTCGGTGCTACTTTGGTCATGAAGTCAAACTTGTAGTGCTTACACTTGCTGCACTTGTCGTCAAGTTTGCGAACCTTAGTGATTTCTACCTTGCCATCGGTAATCGCTTTCCAAGTCGATGGGAGAATACCTTTCTCCTGCGCTTGCTCAATGAGGTGGTCACGAACCGCCCATTGGAAGTAAGGCTTTACTGCTTTCTTGGTCTTTGCTTTCTTGCCCATGTCTTGCTCCTTGTTCGTTAGGTTTATTACTGCTACCTACAACATTACACTAGGGGTGTACGAGGTTGCAAGTATCTAACGCACGGCTGGCCCGACATTGTGACCACCCATCAGGCTTGTGGTCGTCTGACCACCCGGAGTGACTGTTATCGTTTTCGCTAACACGTTAGGCACACCTGACAACATGACATCGTGATACCACTTTGATACCGCAACAGTCGCCCAGGGATCACGCGACATCGGATCAACTGTTGCTGGTTCGGGAGTCCCGTGGCGTATTTACAGGGCGGGACTGCCATCTCAAGCGGGCCACACCCAGGCAGCGGGCAACCGGCAGATCACCGGGAAACACAAAAAAGTTGATTTTCTGGATTTCGTATCGACTTCGGATCGAAAAAACTGTGACAAAAAACTACTAGTCAGACCCGTTTCTGGGGTGTCTACATAAGGGGGGACTTCACTCCCATAAGACACACGGAAGGAAGGACATGAAGAAAACAACACGAATGTTCATAGACGAAGTGGAACGGTCACGTCGAGTTGCGTGGGCGGTCGCCTTTGAGAAGCGAGATGAGGCACAAGACCTCAAAGACCAAAACGATTACCTGAAGTGGCTGGTGCGCCTACTCATCAGACGCATCGTGTTCCACAAGCGTCTAAACAACGACGACGACCTCGTGCAGTTAGCGAAAGAGTTAGAACTTGCTATTTAGCGGTTATCGCCGGTTCATCGTTCGCTCAACCGCCTCTATCTGCTTTGGGGTCAGATGACCGAAACGGTCGTAGTGAAACAGAACCGAACGAAAGAAGTTGTTGTCTCGTGCGTTGTACCGCAACCAACTAACGACTCGTTCCTCTCTGGTGAGAGGTGGAAGTGTTGCTTTGACCATACGAACAGCATACGACATGGGTGTAATACAGTCAAGTATCTAGTTAGCAACTCGTGCGAATAAGCAAACCATGCAAACAACCAACCAACTTGATGTCGAAACCTGGCTTTCCGCCACCGTCGGACTTGCGGGCCGCTCGACTCGACACTCCGGCAGCCCCCCGCCCGCCATCAAAACACGGGACTCCTGGGCGCATCAGGGGTTGCAAGCCGGCAACAGATCGAATAAAGTCAATAAAAGAAAGTCGATAACCAAAACATAAACCAATAAACAAAACAACATGAGAACAAAAAAACCTCAAATCGAAGTGCTCGAAGAAATCAAATCCGGCTGGGCTCGATACCGGGCTGAAGTCCCGATGGCAATTAACGCCTGCATTCTGGCGGCCAACTACACGCATCGAGTTCTCGACGCGTTCGAAATCAAACACCAGGTCAGACCCATCGGGGCGACCATCTTTAACCGCAAAGGTTGGGAACTTTTCCCCACACCAGCAAACGAACTCCCACCAGAGGCATGGTCAGTTCATTGTTCCAGCCGTTCCGAACATGTGCTGATGAGCGGGTGGAGCGGACATCTCGTGGTCGAAACAGCCGAATACTTCATCGACTTGAGCGCAAACCAATTTTCTCGTCCCGGACATCAGATCACCATTCTCGGCCCCCTGATAGTCCCGAGATCGAGCATCAAAGAACTTCCCAGCGGGACTCCCATACACGACATCGCCCGGGCGGACCAAGCGTTTATTTTCGATTTGGGATCAGGGGTTTACACGTTCTATTACGAAGATTGGAACTTGGTCTACAAGAAGGCTCGGGATTGGAGCAGGTCGTTTAGGGAGATGGGGCTTGGCGAGGTGGTTCAGGCAATTCAGGTGAAATAACCGAAACGGGGGTGGTTGCTTTTTGCCGGACACCCCTGTATTATGGTAGGGGTAATACCTAAACCTAAGGAGAGTATGTCTAAACCAATAAGCATTACTGATGAGCAGATGGACACAATCGTCTACTCAACCGAGCACGCAGTCGTACTTGACTGTCTCAGTCGCAAAGGCGAAATCACTTATCGTGAAGCAATCAGACTTTACGACGAGCGCATGGCATCGTTCATCGGTTTGGTGAACAGCGTGTTTGGTAACAGCAACAGCGTACAAATCAAGGAGACAAAGTAAAAATGGCACTATTCATTACATACGACCTCATTACGGGCGGATACACCATCGGTGAAGTACCGAGGTATGTGTTCCCCAACGAGGACGTAATCGTCGCAGACATTTCTCATTGGACGAAAGAAGATTTCGTGGACTTTGAGAACAAGCACACCGGAGACCAGATCGGACAACTCGAAGGTATTGAGTTGATTGACGGTATCAAGGCAGAACTAACAAGGAGACCATTGTGACCGTAAGACAAGCACAGCGTTACCGTTCACGAAACATACGGAACACACTCGCACTCGCAGGTCTCGTTGTCGGCGTGACCGCAGCGTTCATCATCGGCGAAGAGACGAGCAATAACTTCACCTGTGAAACCACGGTTCACCACGTGGATTATGGTGACACCTTGTGGGGTATTGCGGAACGAAAGTGTGAGGGCGACATACAGCGTGTCACCGATAACCTTGTTGATGTCTACGGAACCAACATTCAGTTGGCGCAGAACATCTACCTACCAGAAAACGAAAACTGTTTACTAACCCTTATCAACGGAGAGGTGTACGAAGAGTGCGAGTGAAGAAGATTGACGACAAACGGATAGCCGAAATCCACCGAAAGTTGTGGGACGACGCAATAGCGGAACACGGCGATGTCCTGCGTGTACCGAGAGACACCGTGGACTTCATCTCAGAGATTGAGCGCAGTTTGTATGTCCTAAATCTTTGGGACGGGTCAGGTCACCCTTCGAGGATTTTGGGCAACTACATGGTTCGTGACTTTGCGGTGGAGTGGGTCTTTGCGAATGTCCTCAACGGGTTTGAGGTTGTCAAAGCGGCAGATGACCCGACAAGAGAAAAGCGTAAAGACAAGTACGCAAAGTTGGAGCGTCTAGCAGCAGAGAAGATTTACCACGAGTTCACTACCGATGAACTTGTGGAACATTCAGGTCTCTCATCGGCATCTGTCGTCAAATGGGCGAAGACGACCGGGTACTTCCGTAGCATCGGGCGAGGGAAGTGGGAAGCACGCAACCCGAAAGACGACCGAGAGAATGTGAAGGCATCTAAATGAGCACTACCTACGAAACCCCGACTGATGCGATCGCATGGAAGAACGGCAGATACATCTACTGTCTTTCCCACGGGCGCAGTCAAGTAATCAGTCCTGTTGAGTTTCTGATGCCAGACAGCGACGAACTGTGGGACGGGAAACAATGCGATTGGTGCGGTAAAACCCTAACCAAATAACCAATCAACGGCCATAAACAACTTCTAAACTAGGTGGTAGTGGACGGACACCTATTACTGAACGACGACCATTTGGTCATCTACTTCGCTTACGACAAAGATGCCGTAGACGAAATCAAACGAATCCATGGGGCGAAGTGGGACAAGTTGGCGAAAGCATGGCGTATCCCAATGGAGTCCATTGTGGAAGCACGAGACTTCGCCACCAAGCAAGGGTTCACAGTAGACCCACAAGTCCTGTTGTTTGACCTTCCCCAGAAACTCAACCCGACGTTCGGCGTGCGCCTAGACGGGGACTTCATCTACCTGTCGTTTGGCTACGACCCCGTAAAAGTCAAGGCTGTCAAGCAGATACCCAGCGTCACATGGCACGCAAAGACCAAAGCATGGAGAGCACCAATCTCCTCAATCAACGAGTCAATCGAATGGGCCGAACGGTTCGGTGAACAAATCCCGGAAAACCTTTCGTCGATCGCAATAAAAATCCGGCAAGAACACCAGCAATCAGTTCAGATGTCCCGCTCGACAGATGCCGACATAGACGTGGCGGGACTTCCGCTGCTCCCGTACCAGAAAGCCGGAGTTCTCTATGCGTCAAACGCACGTCGATGTTTCATCGCAGACGACATGGGTCTTGGCAAAACCCTTCAGGCGATAGCGACCATTGAGTATGTTTACGACTCGTATCCAGCATTGGTTGTTTGCCCACCCAACCTGGTGCTCAACTGGAAGAAAGAGTACGCAAAGTGGTTGCCAGACCGCAAAGTCGCTGTCATAACAGACCGAAAGCATTTCCCTGAAGAGGAGTTTGATGTCCTTGTAGTCGGCTATTCCAACATCTCCCACTGGGAAAAGAAGTTGGTTGATTTCAGGTCGTGTGTGTTCGACGAATCACATTACGTGAAAAGCCCGGCAGCGCAGCGAACCAAAGCGGCCGTGAAGATTGCAAAACGCATCCCAACTGCGGGACTTGTGCTCTGTCTCACCGGCACACCGGTAACCAATCGACCGGCGGAATACGCATCGCAACTCGACGTTCTTGGAAAACTCAACGCATTTGGTGGACTTTGGGGTTTCTACCGAAGGTACTGCGGTGCCTTCAGGGACAGGTTTGGACAATGGAACATCTCTGGACACTCAAACCTTGATGAACTAAACGAAAAACTTAGAGGTAACTGCTACATCCGGAGAACCAAAGACCAGGTTCTCGATGACCTACCCCCAGTCCGGCACGCCCCCATCTATGTGACTGGGAGTCCCGTTCAGATGGCTGAATACCAGAAAGCAGAGCAGGATATTGTCGAATATCTGGTCGAGCGCGCCAAGCAGATTGCTGCTGAACTGGGAACTTCTCCGAGGTCGGCTGCTGTTGTGGCCCGAATGAAAGCAGAGGCGAATGAACATCTTGTTCGTTTGTCGGTTCTGCGCCGTTTGGCTGCCAAAGCCAAGATGGATGCGGTTCATGAGTTCATTGATTCCCATAAAGAAGCAAACCTGAAAGTCGTTGTGGCAGCGCACCACCGGGACGTGGTCGATGAAATAGCAAACAAGTACGGAAACCTGAAAATCCAGGGCGGGATGCTTGTCGAGGATGTCGAAGCCGGGAAGTCCCGTTTTCAGGAGGAGTCGACCGAGGATGCGCCGGTAATGGTTTTGAGCATCCAGGCAGCCAAGACCGGGCACACGCTGACTGCTGCTCAAGATGTGTTGTTTGTTGAACTTCCGTGGACACCAGCGGATGTTGACCAGACGTACAGTCGGTGCCATCGTCTCGGCCAGCAGGGTTCGGTGACGGCGACTTATTTGCTGTGTGAGGGGACGATTGATGAGTACATCTACGATTTGATTGAGCGGAAGCGTGGGGTGGTGAATGTGGCTACGGAGGGCGGTGATTTCGCCAAAGGGGTGTCTACGAACGAACTTATTTCACTTTTCACGCAGAAGGGTTTTGACGGCTGAAACCCTTACCCAACAAGGGTTTATGGTGGTTTGTCGGTGGTTTGCGAACAGGTGTTCGGTCTGATTGTGGCATTTTGGTTACGGAACGGTGTATACTTGTTACTAGATAATTAGACAGACCCCTAGACGGGTTCAAGTACCCGAAGCCCTATCCGCCAAACGAAGGACAGAAACTTGATAGGTAAAGCAGTAGCGGTAGTTTTCGCTATCTATACGGTCATATTCGGAGTGGAAGCGGTTGCGAAAGCACCTCTCCATGAGGCACCTGAAGTGGTTATGGCATCGACCCCAGCACCACTCATGAATCTCATCCAACCCGAAATCCAACCCCAAGAGACGATTCTCGAGCACCCGTATGCGAACATCCAGTTCAAGCACGGAGATGTCTCGTGGCTACCGAAACTGGCACTTATGGCGGGGTGGAAAGAGAAGCAAATCCCACGTTTGACCAGAATCATTCTTCGTGAGTCCGGCGGTTGTCCGTATCGGAGGGGCGGAGACATCGTGGATAAGAACTGTAATGTCGTCGGGCATGATGGTTCCGACCACGCATCGGACACTGGTCTCCTCCAAATCAACGGTATTAACTACAATCTGAAGCGCAACAAGTGGGCGGCGTTGTGTACGCAGATGGGTATCTGTGAGCAGGAACCACTCCTTGACCCGTTGACGAACCTGAGGGCAGGCAAACTGTTGTTTGATATTGCGGGTTGGGAACCGTGGAACCCGTGTAACTGGGACCCCAAGAGGTGCGGTAAGTAACCCTTAGGCGAGTACCCACTCTCCATTACGGAGGGTGTATCCCATCATCTCGGCGTATTCGGGGTCGTCATGGAAGGCGACCTGTACGCAGTAGTCGCATATCTCTGTTGCTGAGTAGATGCGTTCCATTGGGCATTCGCAGTGTTGTGGTGTTGTCATGCTTCCAGTATTACGTGGGGGTGTTATAGGGTTGCTTTACATCTTCCTTGTAGTTACTATGAACTTAGATAAACTAAATAGAAGCGACAGGAGAACAACATGGCGCACAACCTAGAAATCAACCAAGACGGAACAGCACGATTCGCCTACGCAGGGCAAACCCCGTGGCATCGCCTCGGAAAGCCGATGAAAGGGCTACAAACCATTGATGCGATGCTTGATGCTGCCCAAGCCGACTACCAAGTAGTTCTCACCAAAGTAGCCATCGTTGATGATGAAGGAAACTTGATTCGCAATCCGGACGGGTCAGCAGTAATTATCGAAGATTCAAAAGCAACCGTTCGAGCAAACGATGACGGGACTTTCAACCCTCTCGCAACCGTCGGCAACCGGTACGACATCCGGCAAAACCGGGAAGTTCTTGAGCGGGCACTTGCCGTGGTCGGAGCATCACGTGGCGACGCAGTTATTGACACCTGTGGCGTACTCAAAGGGGGCGCACGGTTCTTCTCCACGATTGACCTCGGCTCTCTGGTCATTGACCCGACGGGGGTGAACGACAAGATTGCCCGTTATCTGGTTGTATCTCACGGACATGATGGTTTCTGGCCGATTCGCTACGCAAACACCGATGTGCGTGCTGTGTGCCAGAACACGGTGATTATGGGTTTGAAGGAGGCTGAGCGTGTATTCACGGCTCGCCACACCCGTAACGCAGACGAGTACATGAAAACAGCCCAAGATGCCCTTCACATCTCAACCGAATGGGCAAAAGCATTCAAGTCCCAAGCAGAGTTGATGCTCAACATCCCAGTACCCCAGTCGTCACAGAAAATCGACAAAGTTCTGAACGCGGTCTTCCCGGCATCGAAGGATGAGTCAGACCGGCAGCGGCGGAACCGTGAAGAAATCAACGGGACTATTCGAGCACTTTACGCGAACCAACGCAATGCCGGTGGGTACGGGTTCAACGGATGGTCCATCTACAACTCTGTTGTTGAGTTCCTCGACCATCACCGCAAAGGTGAGGCGAACGACCGTGCGCTGGCAACCATTGACGAGAACTCGTGGGTAACCCGAGCAAAGTTGACCACACAGAAAGCGGTTATGTCACTCGTTTGATACCGAGTGATACCATTTTCAGGTGGAAGAAAACACCCCCGACAACGATTCGGCTCCGAAGGAAATCTCTTTCCCACAACCAGACGTTCCAAGTTCAACCATCTATGAGATAGCCTCATTCATTGCCGGGGCAATCGAAAAGGAGCATCAAATGGCTTCATTGGCTAAAAGATTCTTGGATGAACTGTACGACGAGATTGGCAGTCCCGAAGACGCAGCAACAACGATCATCTCCTACATCCAACGTCGACACGGATGGGATATGGAGATTCTGGCCGATCGACGCGAAGTCGAAGAAATGCTTTTCAAACGGTTCAGCCGGTACGACGAAGAAATGTGGGAAAAAGTCCTCAACACGGATGCTATTTCCGACCTACACCATGAGGTGTACAAACTGTCCCAAACCTACATCGGTTATGCGATAGATGAAGTCTTGTCAGAGGAGGATGTTGATGGCGAAGAAGACGGGAATCACCCAGAGTTTGATTAGTCTTCCGAATCCAAAGAATCCAGAGGGTCGCCCTCAATAATCTGAAGTTTCGCCGTAAACTCGTTGTTTTCGGGGTTATCAACGGAAAGAATCTGAAGACCGAGAGCCTCAATCATCAGGTCTGCCACCTCACCCATATCTTCCTCAAATACCGCAACTTCCTCATCGGTTGTCTCGTCGTCAACCGCCAAGGAAACCATGATTTCGGTCAAAACTTCGTGGATTAGCAAACGTGCTTCTGCCGGGGTTTTTGTAGCCATGCTTGTGATTCTAACCAGGGTTGGGTAGTATGACCGTAAGTCCGTTCCGATTGGCGGGACGGCAAAACACACTAGGAGGATCCGAAGTGTCAGCATCACCGGTAACCCTGGTCGGCAACATAACAGCCGACCCGAAGTTGGAGTTCCTTGCAAATGGAAGTGCGAAACTTTCATTCAGCATCGCCTGCAACCATTATTGGACAGACCAAAGCGGCGAAAAGCAGGAGAAGACGTCGTTCTTCAACATCGTCGCATGGCGCACCCTCGCAGAAGACGGCGGTAACACGCTGGCCAAGGGAAGCAAAGTTGTTGTGACTGGTCGTCTGGAACAGCGTTCGTATGAGGACAAGGAAGGCAACAAGAAGTCGATCATCGAGGTTGTCGCGGACAACATCGGTTTGTCGGTTTACGGTGTCGAGTCGTACCAGAAGAAGGAACGTTCTCAGGGAGTCCCGTCTTCCGCCACTCCGCGCGCAAAGACCGCAACCCGTCCGAGTGTTCCGATGAAGAAGGTTCCCGCCCAGCAGACGTTGGCTGAAGAGGAAGAGCCGTTCTGATGTCATTCATGCTGGATTATGGCGACCAGCCTGAGGATAACGACGACTGGTTTAGTGAAGCAAAGCAGAGGTGGGCTGTTGTTGCCATCTTTGTGGTGGCAATCGTTATTGTTCTTCGCTTCGTCTGACCAACAGGTGAAAGGAGAAAGCCCCCCGATAAACGCATCCCGTGAGATGCTTCGGGGGACTTCTTCTTATTTGATTACTTGAACTTGCATCGGTTGTGATGCAATCTTGTCTCGCAACTGTGCGAGTTCTGCGTTCATCGCAGGTTTGTTGTTCATTGAGTGTGCGTAGTTTGCGAACTCCGGTTCAAAGAACATTTCGTGCAAGTCAAGGTGATCGCCTTCTTCGTCGGTTGCACCGCAGATTACGATGTCGCCAACGAGGAGTTGGTTGAAGATTGCGCTCACGCACGCATTGGGGTCTAACTTGTCAATGAGTCCTGTGTCGTGTACGTATGCGGAGATGTTCATGTCTGGTTGACGGACAACATCGAACCATCCACCAACGACTTCCCAGATTTTTTCACCCGCCTTGTCGCCAAGTTCAATGGGTTCTGTTTTGCCGTTTGCCCTGACAACGATTGCTTTGCTCATGTTTGCTCCTAGTTGATAAGTAGGTTTATTGTTCTGATTATCTGGAAGATGATTGCGATTATGGATACCGCAAGCATCGTGTAGAAGATTTTACGCATTGGGTGTAACAGACTTAGAGAACTCAACGTCAAGGTTGAGTTGCCCGTCGGGTGCGTAGAACTCTTGGTATCCACGCTTCACTTTGGGGTTGCGTAGTGCTGCGAAGTTCACCCGAAGGTTCATGGGTAGGGTTGCGACCCAATCGCATGCTTCTTTGCCGTTCATGAACGGCCCGTACAACTTGTCTCCGTGCATGCCTGGTTGCGGAACTCGTGCGATGAGAACAGTATTTGGGTACTGTGCTTCCATTTGTGCACGGAACTCGTCGAAGGTTGGTTGGTTTTCAGACATCGTAAATCAAAATGCTTTCTTGACCCATCCCGTCTCTACCGAGGACGTTTACCTCGGTTTCGCCGATGTGCCATGTTGCTCGTGTGTGATGGTGACCACATACTACGACATCCGGTTGAACTTTGTCAACGATTTCGCTGACTAGTGCGCGTTGTGAGACGCTTACTGGGATGTCGTCTTTGTATGAGATTTCTTTGCCGAGTGGTGCCTCGTGGGTGACGAGGATGTCTACATGCTGGTCGGTGAGAAGGTCAACATGGTATGGGTTGATTAGTTCACCTCTCCACCATGACATGCCTTCTTCTCGTTGTTTCCAGTCAACGCTGTACGCACCGCCGTATCCCATGAAGGTTGTGTCGCCGATCTTGAAACGACATCCACGAGGTATCCATCGCACCCACTTATTGGGGGTGTCAATCGGTTCGTTGTCTCCGTGTTCTTCTTTGAGTTCGTGGAGAATGTCGTGGTTTTCATGGTTGCCGTCTACCCACAGGATGTGGATGTTGTGCTGTTCTGCCATGCGTGCGACGTTGTTTACGAACTTGCGTCCACGAGGAAGGTGTACCCAGTATCCGAAGTCACCACACGCAATGATGTGTGTGCAGTCAGACTTGTGTGCGGTTTCAATGACCCATTGTGCGTGGTCAATGTCTCCGTGTATGTCTCCTGCGAAGAGAACTCGTTGGTTCTCTTGTGTTGGGTTGTGTAGTTTCTTCATAGGTATCATTTTATCGGCTCCACAGATAAATGTCAACCTATCCCCAAAGAGTGTAAGGGGAGCCTAACTACCCGCCAGAGCAAGCAAATACGGCTAATCTTGACACATGGCAACAAATCTCACAGACAAAATCATCGCCACCCAAATACCCGAAGAAATCATTGCCCTCATCGTCGCCGTCGGATCAGACAAAACAATCGACAAAAACAACCAGGAAGTCAAAGAACTCCTGCCACATCCGGCAGTCGTACGTGCAGTAATGGCAGAAGCGGGACTCGCAGCAGCATCACCGGCACAAGACCTCGACCAGGCTGACGCGTGGATCCGGGAACAACGCGACTGGCAAACACGTGCAATGCTCGTGCAAGCCCAACTCCAAGAACAGTTCCCCTTCACCAAAGAACAAGCAACAAAAGGAAACCTTCCCGTTTGGGCAGTAGAACCGTGGGCAACCAAACTCCTTTACCAATGGGCAGACGGACTGCAAGAAGCAGTACTTCAAGCCGAAACATTCCTCCTCAACAAATAAGGCGACAAACATGAGTGACTTCCCGGAAGACAACATCGAAGCAGCAATGGATCGAGTAGCAGAATCAATAGTCCCGACTCGATCGAAAAACACCGGCACGGCAAAAGGCGAAACGGCCCAAAGCCAAATCCTGATACGTGCATCTTCAGAGGATCACGAGTTAATCAAGAAAGCCGCAGCCTTCCTCGGAATCTCAATGTCGGAGTTCGTCCGAAAGACAGCAGTTGAGAAATCCCGTGAACTTATTGAGTGCCAACACCCTCGGTCACACAGAAAGTCATACCCGTGGAGCGAAGTCTGCCTCAAGTGCGGTCAACGACTCAGGGACGGCGACGGTCATACATACATGACAGCCAAAACAAAAAAGAAGTGAAGAAGCAGAGAAAACCACTAAAAAGAACACCCCTCAAACGGTCGAGCAAACGGATCAACCAACGTTCAGCGAAACGCGAGAAACTGTACGAATCCCGGAGGCCGTTCGTGGCGGGACTTCTGGCGGAGTTCCCCTGGTGTCAAGCCTGCCCGGTGTTTGCCGGACACGACGGAAAAATCACATTCGTTCGACGCAAAGCAGTTGACGTACACGAGTTGATTCGCAGGTCTCAAGGGGGAAGCATCTTGGACAGGGAGAACTGCATCACCGTATGCCGTCCTTGCCACAGGCGCATCGGAGAGCACCCACAGTTGGCTGTTGACCTCGGTTTGGCGAAACGGTCGTGGGACAAATGAACACGATGGGGTTGGACTTATCCCTCACATCTACAGGTGTGTCTATCGGAGGGGTCACTCAAAGTATCCAATCGGATACCCGTGGCGTTCACCGGCTGCAGCACATCAGAAATCGAATAATCGAACTTGTTGTCGAACATCAGATCACATTGGCCGCTGTCGAAGGTTACTCTTATGCGTCCCGCCACTCGCAAGCACATTCGCTTGGCGAACTCGGCGGCGTCATCCGGCTGGCCCTGTTCGAGAACGACGTAACATTCATCGTCATTCCCCCTACATCCAGAGCGAAGTTCGCTACAGGTAAAGGAAACGCAGGCAAACCCGAGGTGTTGTCAGCGATTTCCGCTAAAACAGGCATCGTTTGGGCTGGTGGCGACGGGTCGGACAGATGCGACGCCTGGGTTATGGAGCAAATGCTTCTTGTAAAACTGGGGCAAAGCAGTTACGATTGGTCGAAAGAGCAACTCGATGCTCTCGACAAGGTGGACTGGACGGGACTCACAGATGGCTAGATTGCAACCAATCTCACAAATCGAAATCGAATCAGAAATAATGCGACTTATGGGGATGCTCGAAGAGGAAACCGAAGCATTCGAAACGTTGGCTACAGACTGCGCCAAAAAGGAGGCGTTGATGAAGGCGAACTGGGCTAAGGAATACCTGTCTGCGAAGGGTTCCATCAAGGAACGGGAAGCGTGGGCTGACTACAAACTGTCAGACGAAGCCTACGCATACAAGATTGCCGAAGCACTCGTCAAAGCCAAACGAGAAAAGTTGCTTTCCGTCCGCACATCACTCGACGCACTCCGGACATTGAACGCGAACGTACGTGTGCAGGTGAACCCGTGAGCAACATCCACGAATCAATCCGGCATCTGGCCACCCCTATCGACAAGTTAGTCCCGCTTCCCGGCAATCCCCGGAAGGGCGCAGTCGAAGCAATCATGGCTTCGTACCGGGAGTTCGGCCAAGTGAAACCTGTCGTAGTGAAAGCGAACGATGATGGCACCTCAACGGTTATTGCTGGCAACCATCAAGTTGAAGCGTGCAGACGGCTCGGCTGGACAGAGGTGGCGGTCGTACAGTTCGCTGGTAGCGACGTGGACGCAATCGCATTCGCTCTCGCAGACAACAGGACAACAGAACTCGGCACAACAGACAACACTCTTCTCTTTGAAATGATTGACATGGCTGAAGAGCACATGGAACTGTTTGAATCACTCGGCTGGGACGACTTTGAGTTCGCCTCCATGGAAGACAACTACACATCCACAGACGACGGCACATACACCCCGCCTGTGATGCAGACAATAGACACAGCACCTGTCGCACCACAACCATCACCCGTAGTCACCCGTGACGCTGATGGCGAAACCACCCTCTCAGCACCTGAATCAGTTGACACGAATACTGCTGTCACACAAGGCGCACCTGCTGTGGTGAACAACCCCTCAAAAGCGGTAGTCCAATACACGCTTGTATTTGACTCAGCAGAGCAGCAACGCAAATGGTATGACTTCATACGCTGGCTGAAAGCAGACGCAGGCTATGACGGCAACACCACCGCTGAACGGCTACTCAACTTCCTAGACAGTCACGCAAACTATTGACATCCGTACACCCCCAAAGTAATATGAGGGTATGGCAAACAACGACTACTACTGGTCAGGCGCATTCGACTGCAAAGACTGCGGAATCCACACAGGTGAAGCACACGAGTACTACATGGTCAACAACGACCTATGGAAACAACACGGCACAGAACAAGGAATGCTATGCATCGGATGTCTAGAAAACCGGATGCAACGACAACTCACAGCAGACGACTTCACAGACTGCGCACTCAACAACGGAATCTACGGTCAATCACCACGACTACAACAACGACTAGGGCACCCATAAACCACCCGTAAGCCTCAAAACGAGGCAACACAACAATCAACTAATCGTTCTCAGGGAAAACCTGCACAGGTGCAACCTTACAAAAGGTCACATACGAATCAAGAATCGCCTTCACCAAACCACCAATCCTCTCACCAGACTCAACAACAGTCTCACTAGGGTCAAAGAACACAGGATGACCAACATCATCCAACTTATACTGCACAACCTTCACCCGTGACTCACCCGACCACGACATCGTAAACACACACAACGCCTCAACAACATCAGTAAACGGATTAGACGCAAACTCCCTCGCCAAATCCCCACGCACATACTCACCAACACCATCAACAGGACGCTCACGAAAATACACGTCAGTCACAAACGACAACGAATCAAACCTCTTCACCCCAGACCGATACGCCAAACGCAACGCCTCAGGAAGATTCTCAACAGGATTACCATCCAAACCAGACTGCAAACCAACCATCTCATCACCATGCTCAAACACAAGAAACGACTTCAAATCAGACGAAACAGAATCCTTGCAAGACTCCAACTTCATCGCCTTCGCCACACCACAAACACGCTCAACAGTCACATCAATATCCATAAAAACAGTCTACAAAAAGAAACCTAACCTGTCAACCCCCACCACCACAAACACCCCCCCCACCCAACCAAAACCAGAAACCATCAACAACAAACATCGACAACAAGCAGCGAAATAAACGGGACTGCAACCCCTGGAACCGGAAATCAGGCCGTGGGCGGTACTGCGCTATTTTTTTGGGGTGTTGGTTTTGTTTTAGTTTTTCTGTTTGGGGTGGTGAGTTTGTCTGCTTGTTTGATTGCTGTGTCGAGGATTTTTTGGGCTTGTTCTAGTTGTTTGATTTCTTTGGTGAGTTGGGTGATTTCTTTGTCTAGTTGTTTGATTTCTTTTGTGATTTGGGTGATGTCGGTGTTTGTTGTCATGGGTTGATGCTAGTTGGTGTTTTGTTGTTTTGGGTGGTTTGGGGTGGGTGTTTTTTGTGGGTGTGTTGTGTTTGGTTTAGTTTATCTGGGTGGGGAGTGATGAGCAATTGCCCGCCGTTTTAAAAATTTTTTTTGGTCTTGCTGTCGGTACGCTTTTGGTTATGCCGTTTAAGGATGTTGCGCGTAGGCGGGAGTGGGAGCGGGATAGGGCATGGAAGCGTCGAACGCAGGCTCGTCGTGATTATGAGCGGGAGAGGCGTAATAGGAAGCGTGTGGAGGTGTACATGTTGTTGCCTGAGCCTGAGCGTTCAAGAAGGTTGGAGGCGAATGCCCGTCGTCGTGCGTTGAATATGCGTTGGGGTGGGCGAGATTGTTAGGGTTGGTTGAGTTGGTTTATGTGGATGAGGCGTGTGTTTTGGGGGTCGTAGTCTGAGGGGGTTCCTTGTTCCCATGCGTCGGTTTGTTTTATCCATCCGTAGATGGTGACTTCTCGGAATTCGGGTGGGGTGGGTTTTGCTACGAAGAGTACGAGGTTGGGGATGTTGTTTTGGTGTTGTCTGACGGCGGCGGTTTCTCGTGTTCTGAGGCGTCGGACTTCTATGTTTGCGCCTACGTCGGCGATGTGGCGGTATTTTTGGTGTTCGGTGTGGTGCCATACGTGTCCGGACCAGTAGCGGTTTGTGTGTTTGGCTACGGCTAGTTCGCAGATGGCGGATGCTACTTGTGCGGTTCTGTTGTCTTCTTGGAGTTGTTTGTTGCCGTAGTGGGGTGCGTCGTGTTTTCCCCAGTTTGCGGTGTATCGGCGTATGCCTATGTTGCAGGCGTGTTCGTATTCCCAGGGTTCTAGTGTGATTGTGATCATTTGTGGCGTTTTTTGTGGGTTTGTGTTACTTGGTTGATGGCGTGGAGTCCTAGTAATGTGATTTTGTATTCGAAGATTTTTCCTTGTTGTTGGCGGTGTTCGGTGTGGGGTAGGGGTTTGCGGGTGAGGTAGCCGAGTTTGTGGAGTTTGGTGCACCAGTTGCTGATTTGTCTGCTGGTGTAGCGGTGTTCTTGGAATTTGCGGTAGTCGTTGATGGGGAACCATTCTTGGTTGGTCATTCTGGAGCGCATGGAGGCGTAGCAGAGGACGGTGTAGGTGCCTTTTCCGTAGGCGACGAAGGTGGAGGGGTGGGTTAGTGGGGTTTTGGGTTGTGTGTTTTTGGGTTGTGTCTTTTTTTTGCTTTTTTTTCGTGGTTTTGGTTTTAGGGTTTCGCTGAGGTTTATCATGTTGGTTTGAGTGTATTGCTTTGTGGTGGGTTTTGCTACTAGTGTGGCGGTTATGACTGATCATGTTTTTGAGAAATTTAATGGTGTTGTTGTTTGGGATGATGCGGCGCGTGTGGCGACTGCGGATATTTTTGGGTATGCGTCGGGGTTTAAGCGGTCTTCTGCGGTGATTGCTGATTTGCGTTCGTTTTTGGATGCTGCGATTGGGTTGGATTTTGATGCTGGTAATCGTACGTATGAGGCTCGTTATGGTTCGTGGCGTGAGGTTGGGGCTGTTGCGGTGTTGTTGGCGAAGAATCTTGGTGTGGTGTTGGATGTTGATGTTGTGTCTGGGACGTTGGTTCGTAAGCAACGTGATTATGGGCATGAGAATATTCGACGGTTTGGGTCGCAGGGTTTGTTTGTGCGGTTGCATGACAAGGTTGCCCGGTTGGAGAATTTGTTGTTGTCGGGTGCTGTTCCTGAGAATGAGTCGTTGCAGGATAATGTGATGGATGTGGTTGGGTATTGTGCTATTGGGTGTATGTGGGAGGCTCGGGTATTTTTGTTGCCTTTGGATAGGGCGGCGTAGTGTCGCATCATAAGAAGAAGGCGACGAATAAGCGGACTTTGGATAGGGTTCGTTTGGCTGGTACTCCGATTGTTCCGAAGGGTTTTAAGCCGTTTGTGTTGTCTGGTATGTCATCTGAGGATGATGTTGTGGAGTTTTTGCGTAAGGGGGTTGAGGCTGGTGATAAGGATGCCGAACTTCTTTTGGATTTATTGAAAGTGTTGACAGTTAATGATTTGATTGTTGAGGGTGTTATTCGTATACAGAAATAGGCCCTTGGTTCTGTTTAGTTTTTAGGGTTGGGGTGTGTGGGGTAAACTTGGTGGGTGGCTGATGAAATTGTTGATGATGCGTCGGTGAAGTATCCCGGCGAGTTTATTTTGGGTGTTGTGCGTAATTCTTTGCGCCGTCGTCGGAGACGGAAGCGTTTTTCGTTTAAGTCAACTGGTTTGGATGCGAATGCTTCTGTGCATGACTATTTTTATATCCAAAGCAATAGTCATAGTAAAAGCGCTTCTCCTTATACGAATGATGCGTTGCGTGAACGGTTGAAGAATCGAATCATGGCTGGTTCTGAGGGTGGTCGCCCTGGTCAGTGGTCTGCTCGTAAGGCTCAGTTGTTGGCTGTTCGTTATCGTGCTGCTGGTGGTGGGTATAAGAAGGGTAAGAAGCCGACGAAAGCGCAGAGGTCTTTGCGTAAGTGGACTCGTGAGAAGTGGCGTACTTCTGATGGGAAACCGGCTTTGAGGGATGGTCAGATGCGCCGTTATCTGCCTGATAAGGTTTGGGGTAAGTTGACGCCCGCCCAGAGGTCTGCCACGAACCGTAAGAAGATTCAGGGTGATGGGCAGGGTCGGCAGTTTGTCCCTAATACGGAAGTTGCACGAAAGAAGGGTAAGGCGTACCGCAGTCGGACACGCTGATGTTTAGTGGTAAATAAGAAATCCGCCCCACAACATGACATTCTTGAAATCAAGAGGGTTGGGGAATGGGGCAAACTTGAATATCACCACCGTTTGACTTGTGGTCATGTGGAGGTGCGTAAACGCCCGTCTAAGGCCCCTAGGATCGCTTGTGCGTGGTGTGTGGTGGCTTCCGAGAAGCAGAGGGAGTTGAAGGCTTTAACGATTGTTCAGCCTCCGGTTTTGGAGGAGGTGTGGGATTTTTATGATGATTCTGTCGTTGATGAGGTGATGGTCGCCGATTTGCGTTCTGGGGTGGCTAATGCTTTGGGTTGTCCACAGGAGAATGTAGAAGTTGTCGCAACTATTGACGACGACGGTAATTTGCGAGTTAATTACGTGTCGGTGTTTTTAGATTATTCGCAAGCAAAAAATATTGCTTCTAGCGGTGCCTCTGTTGTTGACATTTCTGGGGGCTGACCAGTAACCTGATTCCACACAAGGGGGTTCTGTGGAACAGTCAATTTATCGGGCTCTTAATTTTGATGTGAATCAAGCGGCCTGTCGTGGTTCTGACATCAATCTTTTTTATCCGAATACGGCATACAAGAACAGTCGTGGTGGTTCGCGGTTTTATCAAAATCAGGCTATTGCAATTTGTTCTGGTTGTTCAGTGAAAGATGAGTGTCTTGAATATTCTCTTCATTATGAACCGTGTGGTGTGTGGGGTGGGAAAACAGAAATTGAGCGTGACATCATCAGACGCCAGCGAGGTATTTCTTTGCCGGCTGATTGTTATCTTCCCGATTCGGTTAAGAGGGAACGCAGGCGTTATAGAATTCCCGTCATGAATCAGCGGGTTGAAGAGTGAGCGACATAGTCGCTTCGCAGACCGTTGAGTCTTTTCTTTCTCGATTGAATGGTGTTCGCCGTACTGGTACTGGTTGGCAGGCACGATGCCCTTGCCGTAACGATGACGATAATCCATCTCTGTCTATTGGTCAGGGCAAGGACGGTCGTGTTCTTGTTAACTGTCACCGTGGTAACGGGTGTGATGCTATTGAGATTTGTTCATCCTTGGGGATGAAGGTGACCGATTTATATCCTCCGAGGCAAGAGGAACGAAAACTTACGCTTGTCGCAACATACGACTACCGTGACGAAACTGGTGCGATTGTTTTTCAGAAACAGCGTTTTGTTGACCAGTGGGGTAAGAAAACTTTTAAGCAGCGTCGTCCAGACCCTACGAATGCAAAGAAGTGGGTGTACAGCCTTGATGGTGTGGACAAGATTTTGTATCGGTTGCCTCAGGTTGCGCAGGCTAGGCGAGATGGTGAAGTTATTTGGTTGGTGGAGGGTGAGAAAGATGCGGACACGCTTGTTGGGCTCGGTTTGTGTGCGACGACTCCACCGAACGGTGCGGGTAAGTGGCTTGACATCCACACCAAAGCGCTTGAGGGCGCAAATGTGTTTATCATCGCCGACAACGATGAGGTTGGCAGGGAGCACGCTGTTGATGTCGGAAATGTTCTTGTCAAGAACGGATGCACTGTATCCACTTGGATACCTCCAAAGGGATTTAAAGATGTAACCGATTTGATTGAGGCTGGCAACACGATCGATGATTTGGTTGAGTTGAAAGATGCCGAGCCTGTTGAGTCAGCGTCAAAGGAAGTTGAGACAGAAGAGGTAAGTGATGTTGCGGTGGAGAACGCAACAACCAAGATGTCTTCTCTTGCTGAACAAATTGACAAGGTGTTGAATCGTGATGATTTGTCGGAGGACACCAGAATTTCTCGTGCCTCAATGTTGTTGTTGCAGTACAACAGGGAAGACGACTACGACAGAGGGAAACTTGTTAACTGGCAAGAGTTCCTCATGGAGGAAGTTGATGAGGGTTTTGATTGGGTTATCCCAAATCTGATTGAGCGTGGTGAGCGAATCATGGTTGTCGCCGCTGAGGGTGTCGGTAAAACGATGTTGGCTCGGCAGGTTGCGATTTGTAGTGCCGCTGGAATCAACCCGTTCACTATGTCAAGGATTAAGCCGATTAGAACTTTGACTATTGACCTTGAAAACCCGGAGCGGATTATTAGGCGAACATCTACTTCGATTATGGGTGCGGCTAAACGTTTCGGCTATGCGGATTCTATTGATGCACATATTTTGATTAAACCTGCTGGTGTTGACCTTCTTCGTGCGTCAGATAAGGCAATCATTGAGGAAGCGGTGGACAAGGTAAGACCAGACCTTTTGCTCATTGGTCCCGTGTATAAGGCTTTCATTGACCCTGGTGGCAGGACTTCTGAGGCTGTAGCCGTTGAGGTTGCGAAGTATTTTGACATGATTCGCGACTATTACAACTGTGCTCTTTGGCTTGAGCATCACGCCCCCTTGGGTTCTTCGATGGCTACCCGTGATTTGCGCCCGTTCGGTTCTGCGGTATGGTCACGCTGGCCAGAGTTTGGTATCGCTCTTCAGCCAGACCCAACATCAGTTGGTGAATATGTTTACGATGTTCGTCACTTCCGTGGGGCGAGAGATCAACGCCAGTTCCCCATCAAGATGAAGCGAGGTAAGGTCTTCCCATTTGAGGTCATTGAATTCAATAAGATGTCTACATGACGGAAAAGGGTTTGACGCGCGAGTTTCTTGCGGAACGTGATGTCCGCATCTTCAAGATGCGTCAGGCTGGTGTGCCCATCACGGAGATTGCCCGAAGGTTTGGGGTTACATCAAATTCGGTTAACTCGTCAATTAAGAGGCAGTTGAACAAGTTGAGCCAAGAAGCGCTTCTTGCCTACCCTGAGGTGCTACAGATGGAATTGGAGCGTCTGGACGCGTTACAGCAGGCAATCTGGCCCCTTACGCAGCACCGCAAGGTGAAGATGGATGATGGCACCGAGGTTTCTGTTGAGCCAGACATCAAAGCGGTTTCAACTGTTTTGTCAATTATTGACAGGCGTGCAAAGTTGCTTGGTATGGAGCAAACCAGTGTCCACGTGAATATGGACGTTCGTGATTCCACTCAGAATATTCGTGCTGCGTTTGCGAATGCGCCGGGTGTTAAGGAAGTGGAAAAATTTGATCCAGAGTCAGAGGCTAAGAAGTTGCTTGCCGTGATGCGGGAGGCTGGGGTATTGCCAGAAAATGTTGTCAACGAGTTGTTGGGCAATATTCCTGCTTTGAGCGAGTCATATATTGAAGATGCGGAGGTCATTGAGGATGACGAATCATCTGACTCTGGCGATTCGGGCGCTTAATCTTTATCCTGTTTCAATTCATCAGACTCGTTATGGCGGTACTTACGAGGGTGATGATGCTCTTTGGTTCGCTGTTTCGGGAGATGTCCCCGAGGATGCTGTCGGTGACGATTGCGAGTGTTTGGATTTTTGGCTTTCTGACGATTCACTGCTCGTGGGTCGAGGCAGGACACCGAATGAAGCCCTTGTCAATCTGATTCAGCGAGTAAAAGGTTTCGCTGAACTTCCATAAATCAATTATAGATTATTGCCGTGTAGCAGATGGCACATATCATTTTGACTGATTGTGCAACGGTTCACTATCATTTATGTAATAATATTCGGATGCCTATTTTAGTACTTTTAATAACTGTTGGAATTGTTGCAGTATCACATGCTTTTCTGATGAAGTCTGTTAGCGAATACAGTGAGTACGGGTCAAACCCGACACAGGACTGGCGTAATTTCGAAGCCAGCAAGACTGGTTCCCGAGTTAACTTTTTTTAGTTACTTCCTACCCCAGTTATATGGGTGTTTGTTGAAAAAGACTTCTTCGCTGAAGTCGGTGGTGATAATCATGTGCTCATCAAATATCTGTTGCGATGTTGGCGGACATCTATCTACCACTAGCGTTCTGAGTAGCCACCTGTCGGTTCCGTCGTAGCGTGGCTGAAAAGACTTGCGACCATGGATAGTTTTCCGGTTGTCAAGAACTAGAACATCTGCGGTTTTTAGAGCAATCTGTTGAATATGATTCGGGATTTCTGTTTTTAGATTTATCAAAGCAACTTCTGCGTCATCATCAATCCCGCGCATCAGGAACTCATCAAAACACATTTCAAAACCATCTTCGGTTATTCTCAGAATTGGCATTGTGATGACCTGGTCTGGCTCTCCGTTCTGCCGGAAACTGTCATCAACTGATGTTATGTATGCATTCCGACATAGTTGACTGATTGTCCAATCTTCAAGACCAGCGACAATATCTTCAACGATTGCATATGTCGTAAACGCTTTTGAATCACCCCTCAGGCACATCAGCAAAAGATGTGATGGCTTGAACGGGTGAAATGCTGTTTCCGTGTGAAGTTGCAAATCTATTTTGGACGATGAAGATATTTGAGAAAACTCAGTCCTTGGATTCGGACAAATTGATTGAACCAATCGACCATTTTGTTCCTGTTTATACCCAGTCGGTATTCCGTAATGTCTGGAGAACTTAACAAGTAAATCGGTTGCCTGCTTTATCTCATCCAACTTTGTCAACGGAGTTATCGGGGTCGGCGGGATGTCACCTATTAGCGCACCCTCAATCAGAGTTACGGGATTCATCACCTCTCTCCGCGTGATTTACCTTTGCTTGGTTGCTTCTTGCCGACTGGACCATGCAAATCATGAGTACGGAGAGGGTGACCGAACGGCAAACGTGTTCGTTTGCGCCCAGCCTTCGTTCCGGGAACAATCTCAACTTCTTTTGTGATTGGGTTTATCCGTTCACGCTGTTGTGGGCCTCGTGAGAGCCCCTTTCCACGTTTCTTTCCCATTACCTATTGTCCCCGCTTCCGTGGAGAGTGTTTGCTTCTTGCCGCTTTGACAACTTGTCAATGTTGGTTCTCGCAACAGTCGCCATGTTGACTTTTAGTAATGTGCAGAGTTCTGATATATACCAAAGAACATCACCGATTTCAGCCTGAAGCATGAGGCTCTGTTCATCTGTCAGTTCCGAATTGTGGTCACGAATAAGTTTCTTAACCTTGCCGGCAACTTCACCAGCCTCAGAAACTAAACCGAGAGTTAGATACTCAAGAGCCTGCTCTTTGGGATATACGGCTGTAAGTTTCGTCCTGAATTGGTAGTTTGCAAAATCCATGTCGTCCACTTCCATGATGTTTTCCTACTAAATGTCGTCCCTATAAAAAATTTCAAAACCAGTATCAATCAGACCAGATGCGAGGGATGAGAAATACGATTCCCGATCAATCGTTTCCTCGTCCAGCGGAACTGGGTCAAGTTTGAGCGATGCCTTTAATGTTGCAGGATATGTTAAATCACGGAACACATCAAGACCTGCATACCAAAGCGGGCTATTAAATGTTACCTTTCTGCCAAGTTCAATTTTGTAAGGCAGGGAAATAAATGTTGCGTCTTCTGATGAAATCTGAGTAAAAGAAATACATTCTTTTACAGGGGAGTCTGGTTCTGCAAAAAGTTCTGCGAGATTCTGGTCTTTCGTGTCTGAGGGGCTCATTGAGCAGTATGCCTCAGCAATAAACGTGAACTGATCCACGCCCCATCCACGCCTCATGATGCATGCAGCCTTTGTGAGAGCCTCAATCCGCTTGTCTCGTTCCATCTGGTGCGTTTCTCGTAACTGCATGATGCAGACAAGTTCGTCATTTTTCCAGCAGAAGAGGTTGATATTTAGGTCTTCGCCAATCCCCTCTTCTTTGATTGTCAATGATTTTGCGACTTTCGTGGATTCGACGGCAAGCGCCAATTTGTCAAACTCTGTGGCGTATTTACCTGTCTGCATACAGGAATACGGTACTCCATCTTCATGCCCACCAACGGGAAGGGGGTTGCATTTTGGTGGTATCTCTCTCAACTAGTGTCGTCACTATGGCATCAAAGAAAAAGACAACAACCAAGAGCAACAAAAAGAAGACAACAACCAAGAAGAAGGCTGCTCCCAAGAAGAGCCGCCCTGCCTCAACATCAACAGCCAAGGCTTCGGTCGCTAAGGCGCAGGTTGAGGTCGCTGCTGCTGTCTCCAGTGTTGAGCCAGTCGCCAAGGAAGTGGCAGGGAATGTAGTCGTTTATGCAAACGATGTGAAGTCCAAGTCGCTCCGCCAGCGCGTCCTCGCCTGGTTCCGCAACGCACAGTAACTTTTCCTATCGCAGGTAGGCAAGGTACATTTGCTGTTTTGTGCTACCCCGAAATTGGTTGCCGGACAACGGAAATATCTATTCTGTCGGCCAGTTGACGTAAAAGTTTTACGCCCTGTGCTGTCTCATGTATAGAGCACCAGTCCTCTAGCCCGCTATCAATCATTGCTTCAAGGTACTCAACACCAACTAAAAATTTGGCGATGTTCGCTTTGGGAACACCATACTTTTCGATATCGATTTCTTCCTTGTTCAATAGTTTCTCTGATGCTCCGCAGGCAAGCAACAGTGCGCCGACAATATCTACAGACTTTGTGTATGGGTCATATGTCAGCGTTTTAGACATCCCGCGGTTCTGCAGGATGTCGGACGCCTGTCTGTATATGCCATGCACGCCCATGTCGTGTAAGCAGAAAAACATGATTAACGAATTGGGCACGCCCCAGAAGCGCAAGCATCCATATCCAAATCGTCACCCGATGTGTTGCTGAGTTTGATACTCATGTCAATCTTCTTTGACATTGCGTTGTATTCGTCCTCCGTTATTTCCTCATATGGGGGCAACGGGAAGTTGTGGTCGCTATGCAAAAGGAATGAAACTGACTTCACATTCTCGTCGTAGTTCTTGGACAACCATTCCTTGATGGAGTCAAGTTCGTCCTTCTTGTAATAAACAGTTACGGACACAGCATTGTCTGCCCATACTCTCTGCATTTTTGCGACCCACTCCAACTGTTCAATAGCGGTCATGTTCTTGGCAAGAATGGCATTATCCGGCGACTTGCACGGGAACTCTACGACGTACTTGGTGTGATCTTCACGACCATCCAATCCGATATCCCACACCACTTTGTGCCCACGCTTGCGCAGCGAGTCAACTAGAGCGTCAGCGGCCCCAAAGCGCACTCGCCGAATGTAGAAAGGCGCAAATGCTGGGTGAATACCCGGTGTGACCCCTGGGAGAAGGGAAAGCGTTCCAGATGGCTGAACAGTGGTCAAACGAACAGACTTCGGCAAATTGTTTTTCGCTGAATACGTTTCGTCATATTCTTCAAGAGCCTTATACGCATTTGACAGCCACCCAATCTGCTGTTCAGTGCACTGGAGGATTCCAGTGATGCTCTGACCTAGGCGTGCATTCTTTCGAACGATGTTTGTCGTCTTTTCGTATGGGTATTCCAGTCTGGTGATTTGCTTCTGGAGCATGTAGAGCAAACGGGAAATTTCTCGTAGTTCTTTCTCCGAGCGAACATTCGGAAGGAATATGGTTGCGAGGTTGCATGATTCTCCGTCACCCAATGCAATCTCTGCACATGGGTTGAATCCCTCAACTGTGTTATCAGCCTTCGCTTCCCCAGTTCGCCCATACTTCCTTGCTAGACGGCGGTTGACAAGACCATAGGGCTCACCATTGCCCGTGTAGCCCTTCCAGAGTTCTGGTTGGATGTGCTCGTAGTAATCGGCATAAATGCTGTTGTTGCTGTTTGCTCGCCATGCTGGGATGTCGCCAGATGCCCAGTTCTTTGCTCGCAAAAACAGCACATCGTCCGGGTCTCCGATAGCGATTTGGGCAGAACGGCGAGACGACCCAGAAACAACAATTCGTCCAATGATGTTGCATATGTCAAGAACATCAATGGAACGCAACTTCTTGCCTTCACGGTTGTGGAACACCTTGGAAATGTCTTCAATGCCCTCCACTAGTGCGCCGGGTCCGCTTGCGGTTCCACCAAACGTCTTCAGTGGGGCACCAAACTCACGAATCAGAATCGTTGAGTATGAGAAAGACTTTCCGGTTTCAAAGAATGATTTCAGGACACTGTGTAGAAGTCGTCGCCACCCTTGACGGGAGTCTGGGACGATGATGTCAGCATCGTTTGACCGCTCGTGTGTGATTCGTACACCTGGCTTCACTTTTGGAAGGTCGTGAATCTTTGATCGCTCAACGGAAAAACCAACACCTCCACCGAGCATCAAGTAATCAAAAAGAAGTTCAAAATCTTCAATTGATTCAATGTTTGTGAAATAGCAGTTGTTCAGCGATGAGGCGTTGAATTTTTTGATTAGTGGAGTTCCGAGTTGCCATAGTGCGCGACCAGAGAAAGAGCAACGCAGGTTGTAGACATGGTCAAAGATTGATTCCAAATCTTTTTGTGTCCATTGAACGCCGATGTCTACCGCACCGTTCACGCATCGTGAAACTGTTTCAATCCATGTTTCATTTCGATCAAGACCTTCAATTGGTCGAGAGTATGTGCGGAGGTAAACGATTTCTCCAAGCCCACTAAAACCCCACGGAGGTGTTACATGACGGTATTGTTCCAAAAATTCTGGGGTTAGTGATGCCTTGGACATTGATTGCGCCTTTTCTTTCGTAGATAGAATTAGATAAGAGGATAATTATACGCCAGCCCCCTATTTCAGTAAATTGGACTTACTGATTAATTAGACCAAGTTCACGTGCTGTGGATAAAGGGATTGCTTGTCCTTTTCTGTACTTGAGGACTTTGATTGTTTGTCTGGGCGCAATTTGCTTTTCTTCGTAGATATTTTCTTCCACAACAAACATTTGTTCTTTGTCAAGTGACGGGAATATACCTACTCCAAAAATGCGTTCTGGTGGGATATGGTTTTCTGGAATGCAGTCACCAGTCGGGTGCCCACAAACTGGGCATTGTGAGCGGTCTGCTCGAATTAGGCGGATATCTCCGTAGATGTACTCTTCTGACTCGCCCATTTCAAGATGTTACTACACAGCAAAAGGGCGGCACCTTTCGGTGCCGCCCAATCCGCCAGAAGGGGGTTTATTTGTTGGCGAACTTCTTGCTTTTCTTGAGGTTTTCGTACTCTTCCTCAAAAAGTTTCTTGAACTCGGCGCTGTACTTGTTCTCTAGTACGAACCATGCGCGACGCTTGGCTTCCATCCGGCGACGGACTTCTGCCTTGCGCTCTTCCTTACGGCGCTCGCGCTCTTCTGGGGATAGCGGTTTACGTCCTCGGCGTGTTCCGAGTTTCTTTCGCATTTCTTGATATGTAGTCATAGTTTGCTTTCTTGAGTGTTTTTATTTGGCCCTATCGGGTTAGTAAAATAATACGGTGTTAAAAATCTAATTGCAACCCCCTAAAACCCAGATTCTCTAATTACATCCCTGAAATTTGCCGTTTGGGGGTGGGGTTGCGTATCGGTGAGCCGCTGGTTAGAATAACACCATGAGTTATACACCATTAAAAACACTAGAAATGCCCACTGTACGTAGCCTCAAAGAATCAGCCATAATCTGCAAAGATTTTGATGCAGTTCTTACTGTAGGACCTTCTCCTGTTGAGGTGAAGAAATTCAATCACCCCAACCACAAGATTGTCTCCTTCGCAGATACGGCAAGCCCCCACTATCCGGATTCACCGAAACTGAGCCAAATTCTTGATGCGGTCACATGGGGGATTGGGCAAAGCAATCTTCTTGTCCACTGCCATGCGGGTATATCCCGCTCCACTGCAACAGCGTGGGGCATCGCTATCGGCAACGGGGTGCACCCAGAGCAAGCAATTAAGATGCTATGCGAAGCACACCCAAATGATTTGTCCCTATGGTCAAATAAGGCAGATAAGCGACCCTTTGCACCAAACCTTCTAATCGTGGAACACCTTCAAACTATTTTTGGGTTTAAAAACAACGAACTTAAAACCATTGTCCACAAGTATTCAAGTTGGTACTAAACATGAGCAAACTAAATGTTTTCTATAACAACGATTACACGGCTTCTCCTGAATCTTTTGAGACCACTCGAAAGTCAAAGTTTGTAGCCAAGAGGCTTGCCAAGCATCACGCAAATGATGTCAATGTCGTTGATCCTCGTAATTTTGTACATCAAAGCACAATTGATGAACTCATCACCGCAACACACACCAAACAGTATGTTGACGCACTGAAAACTGGAAAACCATTACACCTTGCAGCATCAAGCGGGTTTGAGTGGGGAGCATCAACATACGATTTTGCCCTCGCGCATGCGCATGGCGTCGTAGCATCAGTTGACTTAGTTATTGAGAACGGTGGTCGTGCTGGGACTCTTTCCTCGGGTCTTCACCATGCATCGCCGGAACATGGTTCTGGTTTTTGCACCGTGAACGGTCTTGCTGTCGGAGCGTTACGCGCCGTGCAACAAGGACGAAAAGTAATGATTCTTGACTTTGATGCACATTGCGGTGGCGGAACAATGAAGCATCTCAATCGAATGATTGAAAATGGACAAATCAATAGCGGAGACATCGTTCAGGTTGACTTGAGTGTTTCTGGATTTGATATGTACGAAACAAATACAGCCAACTACAGGCGTGTCGTTTCACTTCACTCAGACAGCAATATGGGTGACGATGGCGAAGAATCAATATCTGATTCTGATGACGAATATATTGAGTGGATTACCGATGCTTTGGTGGCTGCTGAACTTCGTTACCAAGACGACATGATTGTTATCTATAATGCTGGAATTGACCCAATAAACGTTGTTGATTTCGGTGACCCAATGGGAGTTTTGGAGCGCAGAGAGGAACTGGTATCAAGTTGGATTGCCGATAAGCCGTCAGTGTTCACACTGGCTGGTGGCTACAAGTGGAATGATTTTACGCTTGACGACATTGCGGATGGACATATCATTAACATCGCAATCTGGGCACGACACCTTGCACGGGTAAGCGCATGATTAAACACGGAACATATAACGCCTATACGAATGGTGGATGTAGGTGCGACAAGTGTCGGAAGGCTGCGTCCGACTACATGCGCCAGTATCGGTCAACTGCAAAAGGCAGAGAAACGCAACGGTACTACACTGTTTTAGGAAACAAAAAAGCACAACTAGCATCACAGTGGGTACAAAAAAATAGACCAGATATTTGGGATGCTATAAGTAAAAAAGCGACAACAATCATTCAGGAAAAACAAGGTAAAGGTGGTTGACCAATGAAAAACTCCTACAATCCACAAGAGGAAATAAGTGATATTTCACAGCGCCTAACTGAACTTGCGGAGACCTACGAAAAACGAATCAAAGCGCTTGAGGAAATGGTCATCTCCATGGAAAAACTTCTCAAAGATATGGCGACAAAAAGTGCTTACTTTGAACGCGGTCAACACCGACTGGGCACTAAGATTGACAACATTGAAGGAACCATTGGGAAAACATTTCCCTCTATTGGAGATACGACGAAATGGACAAAACAGTAAACACTAAGCCAAAACTGTTAAGCCTCTTTTCTGGCGTTGGTGGGTTTGATCTTGGTTTAGAAAATGCTGGCATGGAAACCGTTTTCCAGTGCGAATGGGACAAGCATGCTGCGGATATCCTTCATGCACACTGGCGGGATGTTCCCAAATGGGGAGATATTTCAACCCTAACCGGGAAACACATTCTTGATTGTGCCCCAATCATAGATGTTGTTGCATGGGGGTCGCCATGCCAAGACCTTTCCGTGGCTGGCAAACGTGCGGGGTTGGGTGGCGAACGCTCAGGATTGTTCCACGAAGGTATTCGAATCATCAAAGAAATAAGGGAGTTGACAAATGGAAAATACCCAAGAATCTCTATTTGGGAAAACGTCGCCGGAGCCCTATCGTCCAGCAATGGTGCCGACTTCGGGCAAGTCCTCTACGAAATGGATGAAGCAGGGGCGTGTTTCTCGGAGTGGCGAATGTTGGATGCGCAATACTTCGGAGTCCCACAACGGCGTCGAAGAGTGTTCCTCGTCTCTGTCTTCGATTCTTCAATCGCCCAAAAGTGTCCAGACCCGTTACTACCTGTCAGCGAAGGCGTGCGCTGGGATTCTGCGGCGAGCCGACCGACGGGGGAAGACGCTACCCGAGCGACTGAGCAAAGCCTTGGAAGCGGTAGTGAAGTCGCAAACACCATCTCTGCCAGCCTCTACCACCACGGAACAGTAGTCAATCAAGATGCAAATAATGGGCATGTAGTTGTCAACGAACCGTATACGGTGACAAGTTTTGCCAAATACGAACAAGGTGTTGGAACATTGCGTTCCAATGGTGGCGATTTGGCTGGCGGGTCGGAAACCATACTCGTGGAAAATATTGTGTCCGACGAAAACCAAGAGCGTGTCCAAAAAGCAATCATCATGCGTCAGCGCGAAGGCAAACCCGGTGGTGGCAAGGGGCCGCTATTGTCCGTAGACAAATCGCTTACGCTGGCGGCTAATGCGAATGATCAAACATTGTTCGTAGAGGAACCGATGCTTATTGACGGTCGCCGTATTGATGATGTTCGTGTCTATGAACCTCCAGTGCAAACCTTGCAAGCACGCATGGGTACTGGTGGGAATAATGTTCCTGTCATAGGTTTTTCCCACACTCAAGGTTTGTCTGCACAACCATCCGAATCAGCGTGGCCAACCTTACGGACTCAGGGGGCAGGGATGGCGGTGGCTATCCCAATTCAGGATGGGCGAGATATGGAGAAACACCAAAATGGTATTGGAATCGGTGAAGAAGGCGCCCCTTCCTACACAATTGACCAGACTGGTGCGCAAGCAGTTGCGTATTCAATTCGCGAGGACGCAAAAGCCAACACATTCTCTGCAACGGAACTTGACAAAGCGAACGCCTTGGGTGCGCTAAGACCATCACCCCAATCACATCATGCCCAAATGTTCATTGTTGAAAACACTGGTGATAACTCGGTTATTCAATACGACGGCTACAACCAAAAAGTAAACGAAGATGATGTGTCTGTGACAATCAGAATTGGTCGTGACTCATCTGACTGTATTGCCCAACCACAAGAAGTCGTTGGGACTCTTCGCAGTGGAGGAGATGGCGGTGTCCCTTCAAGCCGTGGCGAACACCTGGTCATTGACAATCAGGTGCAGGAAGAGCCACTTATGGCGGTGCGGAGGCTGACCCCGCTGGAATGCGAACGACTCATGGGATGGCCAGATGAATGGACCAGATGGAAGTCGGATGGCAGTGAGCAATCCGACACGCACCGATACAAGCAGTGCGGGAACGGTGTCGCTTCTCCGGTCGCCCAATGGATTGGCGAAACTATTGTTCGGATTATCGGCTCTGCCGACCAAAACTAGTTCTTTTTAAATTCAGCCCAGGTCTTATCTCCAACACCGAAATATTCTCTGGCGTAGCCAGATTCGATGATGTCTTTATTTAGACAAGCAGTTTTGGGGTCGTTGATATCTTCCGAAGAATAGATGCGAGCCAAAATTCTCCCGTATTTATCGTTTTTGTCGGGGATGGTGTTCACATACACCCATTTGTGATTAGTCAACCAATCCTTTGTGAAGTCTTTGGCTTTCAAACCTAGTTCTTTTTCAGCCAAATCTTTTGTTCGTGATTCGGGCGTGTTGACACCATAAAGACGAACACGAATCTTGTGATGGATGTTGAATCCAAGGTCAACCATTAGGTCAACCGTATCGCCATCAACTACATGCAAAACTGTTGCGCCGTACCAAAACCGTTCGCTCATTAGGATTGTTCCTTAATCAAATTTTCTTTGATAATCCACAACTTGCAAATTGCGTCAGCCTCAATCTCACCTTCAACAATTTCGCAGCCTTTGCCACCCTCAAAGAATTCACAATTTGAGCAAATCATCCCCTCTGCTTTGAATGGTGACTTTGCCACATAATGTGCGCCATCTGAACCTGTTCCTTGATTCCATTTCCCAAACTTCTTTGAGATTGCCTCGTACATTTCATACATTGCCTTTTGGCGAGGATTCAAGTCGGCGTTGTCTTCTTCGTCAGGCTTCGCAATTACTATGCGGGCATTCTGCAAAAGCGCTCGCATTAGTTCGTGGTTATGCATATCTCTATTATCCCATACAAAGCAAAACCCCCGCCTCAACCCCATGTTTCGGGGTCTTGGCGGGGGTTACGCTTCAAACGGCGTTAGCCGTTATCAGGAAGGTGCTCCGTCGAACGTGACAGCCACGAACGCCTCAGGGCGCTTGACGGCGAGCGCAAGGCGCTGCTCGGCAAGAACCACGATTGCGTTACGGACGAAGAAGTCCGCATGCTGTTCACTGATTCGGATGGACGCTTGCTCGCGGTCGTACAACTGCGCGCCGGTTCCGAACGCACCGACGAGAGCGGTGCCCTCGGCGATGGCAGGAGTGTCCACGACGGGGATGCGCCACAAACGTGGCTGACCACCGAGTGCAACCGAGACAGCAACGAGGTACTGACCGTTGTTGTCCTTCGACAGTTCGATGTCTTCCCAGTCGTTCGGGTGCAAAACGACACCCGTCGGCTCGTAGTACGCAAGGAACGACAGCGTGGCGGCGCGACGAATCGCGTCAGCCTTGAGGTCGCCCACTGCGCCAGAAGACCAGTCGTAGGTCTGGATGCCCGATGTCTGAAGAACGCCAGTCAGGTTCTCGCCGGTGCCATCACCGTTGAGAATCTGCTCGTCTTCCTGCAGACGGAGACCGTACATCAACTCGTTGTCAATGATCGAGCGCAACTGCGGCTCGTCAGCAAGAACGTTGCGGTGTGCGGCTTCCCAGTGGGCGAGTGTGCGGACAGGAGCCTGCTCACCAACGAATGTGAAGCCAGACTGCGGCTTCGCTGCGAAGGTTGCCGGCGAACCACCACGCTCAGCAACTGCTGCGGCGTTGTTGGTGAAGCCCGTCATGCGGAAGTACTCGATCACTGCTGCAGTGGTCGTGCGGGTTGGGAACAGGTCACGAACGCGACGTGTGCGCATCGGCGGAACGACGATGGCGTCACGCTGAACCGAGCCGAAAGAACCAGGGGTGCCACTCGGCAGTGCCGAGTAGATGTCCTTGGTGCCCCAAGCGCCGGTCACATCGGCACGGTTGACCATGTAAGGCGAAGGCATGTTCGCGCCGTTACGACCCTGGTTCAGAGCCTTGAACTCGTCGGATGTTGTGAACATCTCGCCGAGGCTCTTGGCCTGATACGGAGCCGGAGCGGACTGCGAAGCGACGGCGGCTGCCTGAGCGACGGACTCAGCCGACGACTCCGAACCCCAGCGCTCTGCATCGCGCATTCCCTCAAGACCCTCAATGAGTCCCTTGATTTCGCGAATGTCCGACATGTTGCGGTCAAACGCACTCTTCTGTTCTGCGGAAACAACAACTGTTCCATCTTCGACCTTGAAAGAGTCGGCAATGGTCTTGTTGTCCGCCATCTTTGCGCGAAGTGCACCTTGCAGTTCGCGGAGACGACTGTCATCGAATGACATATTATTCCTCCTACGGAATAGTTTGGATGGGTGATTTGTATTTCTTGTCGCGACTTAGGTAAGCACCCAGTCCAGTAACGTTTAAATTACTGTACTAATGAGAATAACACTTTGGTAGTACTTTAAAATGCAACCCCCATAACGGGCAGTTGTATTTGATATCTTTACAGCCTTTTATACCGTTTAACTACTTGGGGGCAGCACGCAGATTTGTATTTGATACCAAACTCTCCATCATCAAAATTGCCATCTTTCTTGGCATTTTTGGGGTCTTTGGATGGATGATTTGCGGGAATAAGGTCAAAATCTTTCCGTGTTCCCTTCGGCATGGGGGCAGATGAACTCATTGCTTTCAGAAATGTTCCAACCCTTTTCATCGCCTCTTTTTCATCACCAACAGACAAACCACGTAGATAGACAGTCTTCAAATCACGAAGATTTGTTCTGAACAATGGGTTGTCAACATCGGCATTATGACGCCTAACACGGATAGCGAGAGCATTCACTGCCTCGCTGTCAATTGTCGGTATTTTTCGTTTCGGACGGTTTATTTCCTTCTTCTGAATAAAAGAATCCGCTAGTTCTTTCTTCCTCCCACGACGACGACCACGAGGCGAGTTATCGCCACGAATGTTCATCACACGGTTATAGTCGGATCCGTTTGAGCACGGCAACCAAACAATCTTGCCGTCGCGTGCCGTATATCTCCTGATTCCTATACATCCGAGGTTTCTTGAGCGGACACGAGCAGAATCGGGGTTGGTGAATACATCAGGGTCGGTTGATCGACTTACAAAGTTGACAAATCCTTTATGGTCAATGTCTGTTACGTCTTCATCTTTTCCTGCAACTGGTGCAGACACAAGACCGCCACCGTCAATAGTCTCAATCCCAATTACGCCACGCTGACCCAAATTTTCAAACTTGTCGGTTGCAACACATGGTGCGTAGTACCGTTCTCCGCCAAGGATAACTACACGTACTTTTGAGCATCCATTGCGCTTTGATGCAGCAAGAGCCATCCCTCTGTCTTTGTAATATTCTGAAGATTTTGATTCCATTCTCAGCGACCTGTGAACAATCTCGGCCTCTGAGACAAAACGGCTTTTTGCCCCCGCCTTCAGATATTCAGACTTACCTTTTCGGATAGCGACAAACTCGTCGTGAGACGCACAGGGCATCCACGACCCGTCAGCCTCGTGTGCACCACGGCATCCGAGTTGGCGGGCTACACGAAGAGCCTGTTCACGAGAGACTTTCGGTTTTTCACCTTTTGAAGAAAAGGAAACAGATTTCATTAATCTTCTATTTCTATATTTTCCATGGATGAACCCATGAACTCATCGTAAAGTTCATCAATCTTGTCTCTATTCTCTGGCTGGGAAAGGTACCACGCCATCATGTCTGACGCATTTTCATCGTCTGATTCATTTGCGAAGGCAACAGCAATCGTCAAAATACGTTGGCGAAGTTCCGGTGACTCCACATTGTCAAAAAATTCTGCGCGCATTGCAACAATGTCTTCATCTGAAAGTTTCATTATGCCCTGACCCTTCTGTTGCGACGCCTAACTGGTGTCAATGATGTCCTCAAAAGTCTACGGGGATCAGACTCAACTTTTTCTCTAGCGAATGTCAAAATACCGCCACCAATTGGTGCATTAGCAAGGAACCACCCTTTAACCTGAGCATCACGAACCTTATCTTTGCCGCTTCCCGAGACGGCAAAAATCATTTCTTGGTGTGAAACCCGTGGCTTGGTGAGCAATTTCCTCACTAGTGCATATTCTTGGTCGTTGCGAATAAGCCCACCGCCACCAAATTTCTCATAGAAACGAACTTCTTCAAGAAACGATTCAACCGGGAATGCTGATCTTGGCTTATAGCCAACTTTTGCCCAAACAAACTGACCATCCTGAGCGGCTGTAACTTTTGCTTTGGTTACGCCAATTGCTTGGAGACCCATGAAGGCATAGTTGTTGTAAATGGTTGCAATACCATTGTTTTTGTCGGCATCATTGGTGATGAAAAGTGTTCCGTTGTACACCTGCTTGTTGTTCAAAGTTATTGACCTTGACGATGAGCCGACTTTTCGAAGTATCCGACCGTTACTGTCAATTTCATTGAAATTAACCTCAACACTGAAACTTGAACCAGAGCCCCTAACAGAGGCAACGGCGTTGTAGAGTTTCCCGTTTTCTCCAAGAATTTTGTCATGCTGATAGAGATTTTTGATATAAGCCTGCTGCTCGGAAGGTTGCAACATGCGGAATGCTTCAGGTGTCATGTCCTTCCACGGCAGGTCGCCATCGCCATGTCGTTGTCTTAGGTATTCACCAATTTTTTTCTTGCGTCGCACAATTCCATCACCAATAACATTTTTGATGTTATCCGCCACACCCTGCCCGAGTTTCGCTGCTTTTTCATCAAGTTTGAAATCTGGTCGTTGCTGAGCAAAACGAACAGCAGCAATCAAATCGTCTTTGCGTGACTGATACGCACGGTATTGGGCGAGGTTTCCATACTCGCTACTTAGCGACGCAAGGAATTGAAGAACATTTTCGTTTTGGGGAGAATTTTTTATCCTATCTTTTAGTTGTGTAATGCGTTCTAGTATCTGATTTTCGTTCTGTGGAATTGCAAGACGAAGATTCTGGTTAACCCTGTCTGCTATTTCTTGGTTGGTCGCATTTGCATTGATGGAAGCCAGAACTCTCAGCAGTGATCTTTGCATGGCTCTATTTGCAGAATGAACACCCTTCAAATGTTGACCATCCAACCCGTCAACCCAAGCAAATGCCTTTGCCCGCAACTGCTCATCTTGAATTCGATTAACAAAACCTTTAATTTCGTCAATTTCCTTCTTGTCAATACCTTTGATTTCCGCAGCAGCAAATGCTTTCGGTTTTACCCCACCAGCATTTACCTGTGGTGCGTTTGGAACAGTAGGAGGCTCTGGGGCGTTGGGCGCCTGTGGCTCTTTCGGTGCCTTTGGTGCTTGTGGCTTAGGCGCATTGCGTCGCTCATCACGCTCACGAATCAGCCTATTGATCCGGTTTGTTCGCTCGTTATAGTTGATTCGCGCAATTTCGTACTCTTCATTGCGGAGGACAACTAATTCTGCGAGAAGACCTATTTGTTCTTTGCGTTGGTCGTTATCTGGTTGGTTATTTATTAAATCTGCAATGCGATTAAGTGCTGATCGCCTATCCCCACTTCGTCCAGTCATCCTGTTGAGGTCGGCATCTCTTTGTTGATTGAGAAGAGGGATACGGTCTTCACCATACTGTCCAACAACACCAATTACACGAGACTCAATCTCGTTTAGTCTTCCATCAAGTCCACGCAATCGTTGGAGGACGACTGAACGCCTATCTTCGCTCATCGGAAGACCTTCAACAAACTTGCGGACTTTCTCTTCGTTCGCGGCGTTGCCACGCTCTGGAATGTCCGAAAGCAAATCAGTCGCTTTGATTCTTTTTCTGGGCGCAGGTTTTGGCGGTTGCGCACCAGCATCTGGAACCGCATCAGCGTTGGGTCGTTGTGTTGCAACACGCTCGGCCCTCTGCTCCGAAGCAACGCGACGACGCTGGCGCCTCGGCCTTGGCGTAGGCTGAACTGGTTGAGCCTCTGGAGCGTCAACTCTTGGCGCATTTTCATCCGTTCTTGGAGCACCAGGCTGAACAATCTCCCGCTGCATTCGTCGTTGTTCCGATGGACGAAGATTTCCACGGCTTTGGCGTCGGCGTCTTGCTGGTGCTGCTGGTTGTTCAACTACCCGCTCTACACGGTTGCGCCTACCAGCGTTAGCCCCACGGGGTCGTCGTGGTGGGTTGACTACCTCAGTTGACCTGTCATCATCTCGTCCTTCAAGCCGTTCTGCAACTCCTCGAAGACCACGCTCAAGACGACCTGCCCCTCGTTCGGCGTTTTGTAAACGGTTCACCATTCGTTCGTTGCGGCGATTTACTCTCCTGCCGCGGCGACCATCATCAATATTTTCAAGACGTTCACCGATATTTGTTATTGCATTAGCAATACGTCGCGCCACTCCCCAGCCACAGTTTCGTCCAAAGCGATCCGTAATTTGACCGCCATACCGCGTACCGACTGGGCACCGCCAACCTCCACGCCGGTTCGTTCCCGGAATTGACAGATTGGGGTCCCACATTGCCCGTACACGCTTTACCTCATAATTAAATGTTGTTTTGTGTCTTTCCGAAATGAATGCGGACGCTTTGTAGGCAATGATTGATTTTGCTTCTTCTGTTGAAAAAACCGATATTGGGGTGTCAGAAATTGAAACAATAGGGAGCATCTTTTCTTGTTCTTGTGACTCAGATGCTTCTGCTTTCGCTTTTTCTATTGCCGCTGGAAGCAAATTCTGTGGCATTGGGCCGTCAATCGTCATGCCTCTATCTAGTGAAACTGCAAGTTCTGATTTGGGTATTGGGGAATCCTCATATTCGTCAACAAGGGCGCTGACAAGTTCTTTCGCATTCTCTGTTAGGGGCGTGAATTTTGAGCCTTGGCTGGATACAAGCACGGAGAAGAAAGGCTTGTTGTCTCGTGTCCTAACCAGAAAAGCAGTGTTCATTGATTTGCATCTTTCTAGATTGCAGAATAGTGCGTGCGTAGCATCAAAAACGCTATAGAAATCTTACCACTATGTGATATGCGCCGTAGAGCAAGCACGGGGAGACATATTTTCGGTCAACCCAACACTGGATATGTAACCAATTTCAGAAGTTGTATTATTCTGCCTTTGGTGTTGCCCACGCACTTGCTGTTGCCACTGACTTTTTTGCTCCGTCCGATTCTGGCTCAAAGAAATCAGATGGATTTGGTGAATATCCGTTTGACTCCCAGAATTTCCCTAAGTAGATATAGGCGATGTCTTCGTATTCGTTTGTAGATGTCGCTTTTTCCAATTTTTCAGCGACATTGTTGAGATATGTTTTCGTCTCATCGTCGGTAGAAGGGTTAATCATTATGTTGACTTTCCCATCTTCAATCACAACAACAGAACGAGGCGCTTTACGCTTGTCTACATCATCAAGAAAATAACTTACATATGTTCCATCTTCAAACATTTCTACTCCCTTGATGCTTGAGCGATATTGCGCAATGTTGCTTGGATGTTGTCCCTATTCGCTCTGATTCTATCTTGTGGCATGCCAATCGCTCGCCAATAACGAACCATTTCTGTAACCACATTTGCAATTGTGGCGTCAGACAGATTGCGGAAATTTTGTCTAATTGCCGCCGAATCAACCCTTTCCAGTATTCGTCTAGCATCGTCAAGAGACCTCTGTGGCACGATCCCACGCCCTCCTGCCATAATTCCATGGTCAATCGGCAGTTTCTGATTTCCCGCCCACATGTAGTTGTTGATATGCCTGTCTGGATTTCCAAGAATCTCATCAATAAACTTGACATGTTTTGATGCTTGGCGGTCAGGGCTGTTTGGAGCATTGCGCCCTTCGGTAACATCCATGCCATGAACATCGCCAAAATGTTCAACAAGAATACTGTGGTTCATATTCCGTCTATTTCGCTCTCGATTTACACGCTCTTCTCTTGCTCCAATAATGCGAACACGCGCCATTGGGCGGCCAGACAACTGACCAATAAGAGCAGCCAACTGTTCACCCACCGCTTCATCTTCCACAAATGACGGAGATTTAATGATGTAGCGCTTTCCAGTTACCTGATCAACCACAAGATATGTTTTATGTCTGTCGGATGCGGCACCCCTATTATTGATACCGTTCCCAGGGTCTCCAAGTAGTTGAAATCTTTTTCCATTGACTGGAGTTCCCGGCATTGCTGCATTATCAAATATTGCGTCTTTGACCAAGAGGTCTGGGACATCATCAAGCGACCCGCCATTCGCTAAATGATTTTTTGCATCAGTAGCATTATTGATTCCCACATTTCCACTTGCAACATGCTTTGGAACGAGGACGCCATCAACGACGGTGTGTCCCATGTTTTGCTCAAATCGCTTATTGCCATGCCCGTGAATGCCAGTATTAACTGACCTGAGGTCAGAAGCCTTTATTTTGTCCCCATCAGCCCCTCGGCGTCGCCGTGTTTTACGAACTGGTGTTTGTGGTTCTGGTAGCGGTTCTTCAGCCGGAGGTGGTTGTGGCGGTTGTGATGGGAGTCTGCGAGCAGGAGGCTCAGGCGGTGCCTGTCTCTGATTTGGGGCAGCAGCACCACGGTTGCGCTCTTGAATCATTCGGTTTACATAATCACCACGGGCATTGCGCTGATTGTTGTTGTCGTAGTAGCGACCGAAACGGCGCTCAAGTTCGGCTTTTTCTTCGCCTTCAGGGAAATCTGGTTCACGCCAATACGCAGTGTCTGGAAGACCATTCTGGCGGAAGCGGTTATATACATTTCTCTCTGAACGTGCATCGGGAAGACTTCCACCCAAATCTGGTGGTTGTGGTGGTGCGGGTGGTGCGGGTGGTGCTTCTGGAACAACTCGTGTTGGTCTAGCCGCAGGACGTTGCTGTGGAATCGGTTGGTCGGCAGGACGAGGACGGCGATTAGCGCCCTGACCAGCCTGTGCATCTGAAGCATTCACCCTGCGACGACGCGGGGCTCGGGGTTGAGGTCGACGCTCTGGTCGTGGAGCAACATTCCTCTCGTCAGGAACTTCACCACCATTTGCGCGACCCCATGCTTCACGCAGATTGTTGCGGTTGAATTTGTACCACTCATCTCGGGTGAGTAAACCAGCCCGACCGCCACGACGCTGAATTTCTTGCACACGATTCTCGTACTCGGCGTATTTGCGATTTACGTAGTCGTCGTACCTTTCGCCCGCTCGTGGTGCATCACCAATATCGCTGGCTGTTTCGTCCACTCGTTCTGCTGCTGCTCCTCGGCGTCGAGGTTGCCTTGGTGGGCGAGGTGGCTCCTCTGTGCGCGGAGCGCCAGGCTCTCGGACTTCTCGTTCCATTCTCCGCTGTTCAGATTCACGAAGATTGGGTCGCCGTCTCCTCGGCGGGCGAGGTGGTGTTTCTCTATCTTCTGGAACATCGATTTCTTGTTGCCGTTGCGGTGCGACACGACGAACAGGACCAACACGAAGCGGACCATCTTCGCCGAATACCTGCGCTAAACGACCCCTCCTGCGTCCGCCAGTTGTTGGTTCTGCAACGCCATCACCTTCAAGACGTTCTGCGATACCACGCAATCCACGCTCAACACGTCCACCAGCGCCAGCATCTCGCCGGAGTCTGCTAGCCATTCTTTCATTTCTGCGATTTACTCGCCGACCACGACGACCGTCGTCAATGTTTTCCAATCGTTCGCCAATGTTGGTTATTGCATTTGCAATCCGTCGTGCTACACCCCATCCACAGTTACGACCAAAGCGGTCAGTTATTTGACCACCGTATCGTGTACCTACCGGGCACCTCCAACCGCCACGGCGATTTGTTCCTGGGATTGCCAAATTGGGATCCCATAGCGCACGGACACGCTTAACCTCATAGTTGAATGTTGTTTTGGTTTGGTCAGCGATAAAGGCGAGCGCTTTGTATTCAATGATGTTGTGGCGAATTTCGCTTGGGAAGTCATCAATTACGCGGTCGGCAACATCTGATGAATATACGGTTTTTGAAATCATTGCTGGCGGCTTTGTTCCGCTTTCATATTGCGGAATGTTTGCTTCCTCTAGAAATGATGCAATCCGTGTTCGTGTTTCCCTATTGACTTGCAATGGACCCTCTATGCTCAGGTCATCATCAAGCGCCCCATCAAGTTCGTTTTTCTTTATCGGCTTGTTTTTGTAGGCTTCATCAAGCGCATTTGTGACATCGTCGGCATCTTCGGAAAGTGGCTGAAAGTCTGTTGACCCAGCAGAAACCGTTACGAGGATATACGGACGGTTGTCTCGTGTGCGGATGAAGTAAACGGATTTCATTTCTTTGCTTTTGCCTTAAGTGATTCCTTGATGAAAGCCTCATAAACCCATTTGCGCACTGTTCGCTCAACACCATCCGGACCAGTAAATGTCACTAGTTCAAGCGGTTCTGGGACATTGCCGAAGTCTTCTGTGTATTTGAATGCGCCTTTTGTTGCGTCCGCAAATTCTTTTATGTTTGCGCCGACATCATATGGATTCTTATTCACTGCACTGTTTAGTTGTCGCCCAAATTTCCGGCGTTCACCAACGGTCAGTGGTCGCTGTCTTTCAATGCTGATAGAAGCACCATTGGGTGCAACAAACGCAATCCTACTCATTGATGGGCCAGCGAGAAGCGCAAGATCATCGGAGGATATTGCTTGTGGCGTTCTTGCTGCGCGAATCATTGCTCCATCCAGCATGTCTTTGTTTCCGCTGAACTGGCGGAGAACAGACGATGGAACAACTGGACGAAGAACGATTCCGTCACGACGAATCATCCGACCTTCACCATCCTCTGCGCTCTTCAGCACTTTGATTGCATCAAGAACCGACTTGTTGAAAGCCTTCCTATTCGGGGCGGCATTTCTTGGTATTTTTGCAAGACGCTGAATTTGAAGAGTTCTCTCACGCGTGTTTTGTCCCTGCACAACTTCAGAAAGACTTTCTGCGCGTGCAGTTGGTGGCTTATTGTTTGCACGTCGGATTGCTCGTGCAATCAAAGCCAAGGGTCCTGGGATGTCAAACAATTGGGCTCCACATGTTGAGAATTGGTTGTCTGTGAATCTGCCACCAAACTCAAATCCTGCAGGGCATCGTGAAATCTTGTCATTGACATTAGGGATGAAGCGACGAACCCCGCCACCACCACCTGGAGTGAGGGCGCGATAAATACCCGAACGTATCGGGTTCCTTGCCGGAGATACGTTTCCAGGTGTTACATATGAACCAATGCCTTGAATAGTCCTTCCAATTGTTGAACCAGAACTAACAAGTCCTACTTTTTCGTTAATTGGGTCACCGCCAACAACTCCCCTGCTGATTGTTGAGCCAAGGCGTGACATTCTTTGACGAAGATAAAGATGTGCTTTAAGATTCAGCAAATCCCTGTTCCCGTTAAGTGGGGTTGAACGAATGTTGGAATGACTGGTTGCAAGTTGTTTAGATTCGTTGATTTTTATGGTCATTTCCGTTCCGAGCGGGATGATTGTCCGTTTCACTGAACTTCCAGTACGGCATCGACTCTTCACCCTGCGTGTCCGCAGAAAGCGGTCAATTGTTTGATTTATGAAACTGCTCATCGGTGCCCTTTATTAGGTCGCAACTTATTTGAGGCTGAAATAATTGTACATTACTGAATATCACTCCGATTCCTTCGGTTTGTCACCAATTCCGACGGATTCACGCCACTGTTCAATGTTTTTGTCGTTGATAACGACTTTGCCGTTTCGTGGCCGAGTACTCAGCATTACATCAATATCCGTCGGCATTACGGATTCAGTAACAATTGTATACCAGATTTCCCCGTCGTATCCATGAACATAGGTTGCGCCAAGAAAACTGGTGACCCTTTCGCCACTGTGCCCGGTGTAGTCAGGTACTTTTAACGCCATCAGAAAATAACCTCTTCCTTTGGAAGGTCTGGCATCCGACCAGAAACCGCTCTCAATTTACGAACCCATGCTTTCGCTTCTGGGGTCATGATAGTTGAACTGACCTGAGAATTTTGCGGAACAATCAAACGTGTCATCCGACTAATATCATCAATAACCTTGTCATCAATTACATTGGCATCAGGGAAATGTTGCACATATTTGCTAATCGTGATTCCCTCTGCAACGGACTCCCAAATGTTGGTTCTTGCGTAGTCGGACGATTGCCCAAGGTTCGGCAAAACATCCCTAAATGTTTGACCTTTGCTTTGTATGCGCATTGAGTCAAATCCAAGAACACCACTGAATGCCTGACGGCCTTCCTCCATGAAATCCTCAATACTTTGTCCGTCAAGCGCTGTCTCAATGACTCGTCTGATGCCGTCAATTTCTTTGAAATCTTCAACATCATCTGTTTTGTAACCAAACATCTTATTTCGGTTAGAGCCAACAGAATCCAGCGCCTGATAAAGGATGTTGTCCTTATCCCTCAATACTGTCTCTTTCGGAGAATAAAACTGGTTCAAGTTTTGAAGAGCATTTGAATCACTGTCAACCGCAAAACTGTGAAGAGTTCTAGTCGTGTAGTTACCAAAATATTCATCAAGATTCTTTGCTCCGGTGTAACCGAAGTTTACTCGTCTTTCTTTTTCATCAGTAAAAAGTTTCGTAATATCAGACCATTTGGCATCAGGGTCAATACCGTGGTCAAGTGCAAAACGTGAGCCAAGATATGTGTCTCCAACATTTTCACCTTTGGAAATAATCTGTTGAAGCGCCGGCTTTGCGCTCGCATCCGGGTCAATGCCAACAGACCTTAGGATTTCAACATAGTGCGATGCGTGAGCAACTTCGTGGATAGCGAGATTCACCTGATTATCGTCTGCGCCAATAATTCTCACCGTATGATCCAGCATGTCTCCTGCCCTGCCGACATCATCACTCAGTTTGGAATTATCCATCACCAAAGAATCTGGCACGATGCGCACAGCAGGAATTACTTTTCCATCACTATGAGCGGCCATCCATGCGTAACCACCAGCACCGTCCAAACCCCTATCGCTTGAACGATGTACCTCAAAGGTGAATGTTCCTCTTAAGGATGGGTTATCGGCAAGAGAAATCTCGACACCGACAAGAGACTCAATTATCCCTTTGGCAACCTCATTGCGGACGGCATTTTTGCCTTCTTCGGTTTGCATAATGTCAATGATTTTCTGTAATTGACCTGCAAGTTCCTTGCGTCTTGCATCTCTTTGCGGCTCAAGCCCGTCAATTGCTTCAGTTATGAGCGCAATCCGTTTGGGACCGTCTTTTTCAAGGTAGTCAAGTGAATCATCAATCATTTCCTTTGCACTTCTTGACTGTGGTATCCCCATCTTCAGCATCAATTCGTCGCCAAATTCTTCGAAACTTCTTTCCCCACGGTCTGGGACATATTTTGCGAGGAGTTTCTCCGACTTCGCCTCAAGTTCGGTATTGAAAGAATCGGCATCAAAAGTGACTTTTGCAAGTAGCGGGCTACGATCAGAATCTGCTGGTGGTGAAGCATCAGCCAAATCCATCTGCGGGGTTTCAAGTCTCCTATTTTCTTTTCTGTTCTTTTTTCGGATTGACGCAAGTACGCCAGTTGAATACCTTGCGGTACCAAAAAGATTGAGTCTGTCAATAAGTTCATTGGCGTCTGACCGCTGTTCTGCTGTCAGTTTCCCACTCTTCTCCAAACGATTAAGCGCTAGTTCCGCCACATCTCGTCCTGCAGAACGAACCAAATCAACACCAAGAAGAGTCATTGCGGAAAGCGTCCCAGAACCGTCAACATTCAAGTAATCCAAAGCGTCAAGAGTTGCGAGCGAAGCCATTACTGCAACACGTGCAGCACCACGAACTTCTTTCTTATCTAGGACTGCTTTTGCTTGAGAAAGCAGTTGACCAACTTCTCTCCTGCTAGCACGAACCGCACGTTTTGCGAGCGCCAAGCCAGGAACCATGCAGTTGGACATCTGCATGTCGGTAAACTGATTGGCGTTTGGCGTACCCGGTGGGCAACGAAGTTTCCCCAACTCGTCAACAATCACTCCAGCGGCACGCGCAGCACGAGAGCCAACAGATGAAATGTTTGGGTTGTCCCTCAGCGAAGGACCAAGAAAGCCTTTGAACAAAAGGACATTTTCGTGAACAGAAGATACAGATTTTCTGTATGCCTCTACCCTCTCGTTTGCATCCCAAGCAAGAGACGACTTCATCGTCTCACCTACTTAGAACGATTCGGCTTCGGCAGGCTTCTCTTCTGTTGACTCAACCACCGCTTCTGTCACATCGGACTCGGCAACCGGCTCAGCAACGACTGCTTCTGCTTCATGTGCAACGGACTCTTCAGCCTTCTTTGAAGAACGCTTCTTTGGTTTTGGCTGGGCGGAATCTTTCACTTCTGAAGATTCTGCTCCGCCGATAAATCCAGCGCTGTTGGGTTGACGAACTTTCTTCACTTTGTTTCTCCATCTTGCTCAATTTCCAATGCGAGCATCTCAAACTCCATCAGGGAACCGATGAGATTCTTTGCTTCGTCGTCAGAAAGTTTCTCTTCACCTGTTTCGACCAGAGACTTCTCTCCGTCCATCCAGTTTTCAGGAATCATTTCTTCCTTGCCGAGGTCGCGGGCACGCTTCATGATGTGCTTCTTTGCTGCTTCCTTATCGCCTGCGCGACCGAAAGCCTGAATTGCGTTCTGCAAGTCCGCCTCATCAACAATTGGGAATGATCCGTCTGGAAGAGCCATGCCTTCTTTGGCAAGTTCTTCACGGCGGTCGTCGCTATACATGCGCTTCAGGGCAAGGTCAGCAACTTCCTCATCAATATCCGATGCTTCTTCGGCATCGTACTCGTCATATCCGAGTACTTCTCCGTCAACACCGACGAAGACATCGTAAGACTTACCGTCCGTGCCCTCAATTTCAACGGCGTATGCGTCGTAGCCCTCGAACATGTCTGCATCAACGGCAACAACTTCGCCCTCAATGGACTTCGTTGCAATTGATGCTGCTTCGTCAAACGAGATGACTTTCTCACCAGGGACTGTGGCAACTTCGCCAATCAAATCCTCATTCAGGAGGTGCCATCCCATGCACTCGCCGGTAGTTCCGTCAAAGTAAGCCTCAATCGGCTTTCCATCTTTGCGCTGAACATCAACAACGAAGATATCCGTCTTGTCTGCATATCCAGAGTCAAGGATTTTTCCGCTGAACATATCTTCGGCGATACCTTCAACTTCAAGAAGTGTCGGCATATTTTCGTGTGGTTCGCATCCGCCAGGGCAGTTTGCGCAAATGTCACTTCCACCAGGGTACATTTTGCGCTCAATCGCGCAAACGAACGCCTGCTCGTCACCATCAAACTGCTCGCTCTTTACGCCCATGCTTTCCATGCGCTTCTTGCGTGCATTCTTGCGGTTCTTGAGCATTTCCTCAAGTTGACCCCACATCTTTTCTTCTTCTTCGTCGTCCATTTGGTCGTCGCCATCAACTGCTGTGACAGCGTCTTCCTTCATGTCGTCTTCTTCTTCTTCGTCCTCTTCGTCGGCGACTGCTGCGGCCATTACTTCCATCGGGGAAGTTGGCTTGGCTGCTGACGCCTTCTCTTCAACATCTCCAACATTCTCTGTTGTCTCAGTTGTTGAGTCTTCAACCCAGTCGGACTCAAATTCATCATCCTTGACTGCGACGGCGGTAGCACCGCACTTGCCGCAGACTTTTGCGCCTGGCTTGTATCCGCACTCAGAGATATCAAGACCCTTTGCGCACTTAATATCGCCGTTGGCGAGAAGTTGGACTGTCGGTGTATCTGCCATGTCTTCTGACTCCTTGTATTGCATCGTCTTCACGATGCAACCCGCTGGATTGGTACAACCACTACATGGCGTAAGACGTTTAACGCCCGAAACCATGCAGTGATATTTTGCTGATTTTTCTGGTAAACCTGTATTAGAAGTATAACCCATAATAGTGTTTGCTTTCTGTTAGCAACGCGACATCATGCAAGTTGCTACTTTTTGCTTTCAATATTTTGGATTACATTGGTGAGGGCATCATATGCATCGCTAGGAATATCTGCGATGTCAAATATTTCAACACCAAATTCATTTGCTTCTGACTTGATTCCGTAGTGCTCAAGAACGGGGTCAAGTATTTCCTTAATGCCAAAGACGCTCTGTGTCTTGGCTTTCACGAGGAAACTTCCGCTTTTGAGTTCAAGTTCATTGACCCCTCCAGCGAGAAGAACTTCCTGCATCAACTTGTATGCGTCACGCAATTTCTGCATATTCCGTGCATTTATTACGCGACCAGCCTTAACTTCAACATCTTCCTCAAGTTCTTTGACCATCTCGGCAAGCGCTGCGGCTAGGGCGGCAATCATTTCCCTGCCCCCACCACCACAACTTCCGCCACAACCGCAACCGCCACCAGGCTTTGACATGAGAGGCATCTCAATGGTTTGCCCATCTTCGTCTTCACCCTCAATAACCCAGTTGTCGTCACCAGTCATCTGCGAGATGAACTCTGGTTCTGCGTTCATGAACTCACGAAGAGCCTCGTATGCCTGCTTGTTTGCGTCCTCTTCGTCATCCGTCTCAAAGTCCGGCAAGGAACCAACAGCCATCCGTTCGGCTACTTCTTCCATCATCATTGCGTTCTTTTCCTCAGTTCCCTGATCTCCAAAAACCTCAATAATGTCTTCCACCGTGAACGAGCCATCATCTTTGCGCCCTGCCAAGCGACGAAGTCGGTCATTCCACTCTGAGTCATTCCAAATTGAGCCGTTGGCGATTCCACGAATCTTCTTGCGGCAATTCTTCATCCCAGGATGATGGCATCCTTCGTTCGGCCAGAGACCAGTCGTTTCGTGGTGAAGCCACGCACAGATGTTGTTCAATGGGTACAACTCTGGATGGTTGGCAAGAATCACTCGGCATCTGCGGAATCCACCCGGCTTACGCATGATTGGACGCCAGTAGCGGAGCAAGCGCTCAAGGTTGCCTCGACGAGGACCGTACCCACGGAAACGAGCAGTGACCACTTCCTGCGGAATCAAGCCACCAAGCGGGTCAGCCTTTTCTGGCGACTTCGGCTTCACACCAACAGGAACCTGCGGGTCTTCATCCATGTCGTAGCGGTCTTCAAAACGACGTTCTTCGTCTGTGGTGGAAGGACCTTCGTCGCCGTTCATATTGAGAAATACCAACTTCGGCTTAACTCGTGTCGGGTCGCCGAACATGAACTTGCCGTCTTCGTAGTGGTAGGAAACGCGGAGTGTGGTGACACCCTGCTCGCCACGGTGGTCAAAGATGACCTGATTGGCGTCTGATTCACGAACACGAACAGCACCACCAAACCGTTTTGCAAGCGCACTTGCGAGGTTCGCCGCACGACCTAGTTCTGGCTTTGTTGCTGGAACGCTGTCGTCGTTTTCCTCGTCTGATTCTTTTTCTTTTGCTTGTTCCATCAGTCGGCTAATCATTTCCATAACGCGGCGCTTCTTAAACTGCTCCATTGCGCGGGCACGCATCATCCGCTCCACTTCAGAGCGATTCATCGCCTTCGGTGTCGGCTCCATACCCTTTGACCGGAGTTCGGCGTAGACAAACTGCTGGCATTCCTTTTTGAAAGACGGATCTGATGTCACAGCCTCAATTGCTTTGGCTTGTATGTCACCAATTTCTTCAGTCTTCTTGGAGTTTTGATAACGCTCCAGCAGCCTTCTGCCTTTTGCAGCAAGTTTGGATGCATCTTCCATGTTCTGCGGAACCGGCTCTCCCCATGCGGCTGCCGATAGTGCAAGGCGTGTCGGTTTGCCGTTGTCGTCCTTCATTGGACCACTTGGGTTTGTAAAGAAACGAGTAAGGAACGAACCTTTGCGGCGCATCTTTTCTGGGGTATCGGCGGGTCCCTTTACCCCAGGCTTGAGGTTTGAGCCCTGCGTGCGATTGAAGTGTCGTCGACCAGCGGCGGTCAAACCACCCTTGGGGTCTTTGAGTGGCTGGTCTTGCTTGATGCTGATTGTTCCCGTAAGTTGGTTTGCGCCATGCAAAACGGGTGAAACTTCGTAAAGTTCAACTTTCTTGAGAATGTTTGCTTGCCGTGCTGGGTCAAAGTCTGCCTCAAGTGTTTTGTAGCCAATTGACCATTCTTGTTCTTCCCCAAAGAACGAAACATCTGCAAATGCTTGACGTCCACGCTCTGACTTGAGGTTGAACTGAACTCGGGCGTACATTCCGCCGATTCCAGCATTTTTCATTTTTGCTGGCAGTCTCGGGTCGGACTTCGGAACCTCGTAGATTTCTAGAACTTTTCCAATCGGTTCATTCCAGTTGTGGCCCCAAACTACGCGAGGCTTACGGCGCTTAAGGCTTTCCGTGAATGCGCCAGAGATAATGATGTCCCCGACTGAGTCTTTATTGCCGATACCCGCTACAAAGGCTTCAACAATTCCTTGGGCTTCGTCAACATTTACTTGCCCTTGGACTGCCTTATATTCCGTAAGTTCGATTGCTGTGTTTGGCATGAGTCTCTCCTGTGCTCATACCACAATAAACTATTTAGGTCTTCAAAAATGCAACACTTTCAGTAAAGTGTCTTTGGTTTACTGAAAGTCAGTCAAACCTGAAGCGCAAACGGCATCTGCAGTTGTATGTAAGTGACGGCGGAGCAAGTGGGTCGCCAGGGAAGCGAAGCATTGTTCCACCGACAGCGAAGCCTTCACCAAAGTCAACTGTCTTGCCCTCAAGGAACTGGTGAGCGGTCCTGACCTTGGAATCTTTGCGTGTGATCCATGTCTTGGTTAAACCACCAGATTCTTTTCCGGAAAGGTAGACACCAGCATTGAATGCGCTCTGTGCTTCGTGTTCCGCCATTGCGCGGCGGCGCTTGCGTAGGAGATTAATGAAAATGGCAGCCAAAGCCAGTCGTAGCAATTGCGATTTGTCTTCATCATCCCCAGATGCAAGAGCCACGAGAACCGCTGCCGCAATTTCCTCAAAAGTTGACTGATTCGCCTGTTGCATTCGCTCAATCTGCTGTTCGGCGAGTTTTTCCAGTTCTTCTTGGTCAATATTCACCGGCATGTTTGTTTTTGATGACACATAGTCTTTTGCTTCGTTGCAGATGGCGATAATGACTGGCTTCACATCATCCGACAGTTGCTTGTTCCATACGTCAATGTCAAAGAACATGTCTGCGGTTAGAACGCCAGAAGAAAGTGCTTTGAGTGACTTCTTCCCAAATGCTTTTTCTACAACTACTCGTTGCTGTCGCTCAAAGAGACGCTCAAGTGTGCGGTCAAGAATTTCCGTCCACCTATCGGTGTCTGTGTCTGCTTTTGTTTCAACTTCTTCCATGAACTTTTGGTGGAGTTGAGATTGGATTTCCTCAAAAGCGCTGAGTTGCTGTTCTGCTGGTAGTGCGCCAGTTTCCATCGGTTGTTCTGCGCCAGTTGCGGGAGCCTCTCCTTCTGGTGCTGGAATTGGTGCTGGCGGTGCCGGCTGTGGCATTTCCGCTGCTCCGTCTTGTGGTGGTAATCCAGCCACGGGAGCATTTTGCTCGGTTCCGACCATGTCAACTGGTTGCTGTTGCTCTGGTTTGAACGCCTTCTCGGTATTTGCAATCGGAGTAAGGTTCGGATTGGAGAGAAGAGAATCCGCAAGTTCCGACTCAACTTTTTTGCGACCAGTTGACGATCGGTACTCGTTGACAGAAATCAAACCTTGCTGGAATTCATCCATCGTGTACCGCTCTCGTTCCTGCTTCGCAAGAATGAGAATCGGAATATCCGCCGTGTCAAAGTCAACATAGTAATTGTCATCAAGTTCATCTAGCGCACGACTCAATGTATGCAGATGGGGAACCATTGTTTCCATCCAGAAAACACGAAGTTCTTCTGAGGCATTGCTGAATGTTCTTCCAGCAGCATTTCCTATAACAGACTCTGGAACTCCGAATGCTGAGAGGATTTCTTCTTTCTGGATTTGACGCAACTGAATGTACGCAGCGTCTCTCGGAGAAGCAGAAGTATCCACATAGTCAACGCCGTCTGTTGACGCAATGACACTTGTGTATCCGACACGGGAAAGATTTCCGCGGAAACGAGCCTTTAATTCTTGCTTGTCGTCTTCTTCCATGTCGCCACGAACAACGATGAGACCGCCTGGTCTGCCGTCGTTCAACAGATAGTTGCGGTTGTACAACTTCGCAAGGTTCTCAAGTTCAATTGCGATTCCCGCCGATTCCATTGGCGTGATTGACAGATATGGGTCAAGCGGATGTGGTCGTCGAACCCAACAAACATCTTCTGGCTTGAGGGTTACCTTTGTTCCGTTGCGCATATCAACTTCATAGCCAGAAACAAATTT